GTGGCTATCGAACTCACAGACGATTTGATCAAGCTGGAGACCGCCGCCTGGACCGAGATCCAGGCCGGGACGCTCACCACCGAGACCGCCGAGGCTGTCCAGGCCGCCATCACCGCGCACGCCGAGGCGACCGGGCAGAGCCGGTACGACGTGGAGCGGGAGCTGAAGCGCAAGGTCCGGCATCCGGAGCCCGAGGGCGAGTAGCTACGGCCGCCACTCCTGCCGGTAGTCGGGGTGACCGGCGTAGGGCAGAGCCAGGAGCTTGACCGTGTCGCAGGGGTACGTCCAGTGCGCGCCGCCCATGCAGCCGCAGGACTCGTTCCCGGCGTCGCAGGTCACGCAGCCGTCGAAGTCGCCGCTCTTGGCGTGCACCACCAGCAGGCGCTGCTTGGCTTCGACCTCGGCGAGGGCCCGCGCGTCGGCCGCGGGTTCGGTGTACCGGGCCAGGCGCGACATGTTCTCGACTGTGTGGAGGCAGGGCTTGAACTCGCCTACCGGCAGGTCGGGACCGAGCAGGAGCAGGCTGTCAGCGGGCTCGCCGCATTCGGTGCACGGGTCATTCCGTTTCCAGGTGATGCGGCGCTTGGAGGTCTGCTCGCGCTCGTCTTCGTCGAGCCGGTCGCGCAGGAACTGCGCCAGGTCCATGGTCCCCTCCAGGCAGCCGTTCGCCCCGCCCGGCGCTGTCCGGGCGGGGCGATCAAGTAGCGTCGCCGCAGCCAACAGCAACGCTGATGTGATGCTTCTACGGTACGGCCGGGCACTGACAGTCCAGGTCAGTCGCCGATGCCCAACTCCTTCTCCAGGCGGGCGATCTCCGCGTGGTCGGCGCGGGGCCGGTGCGCGGTGGGGCGGCCGTAGACGGCGTCCCAGAATCGGGCGGGCCAGCAGAGCCAGAGAGGTCCGGCGCTACCGAGGCGCCAGGATGCGGCGGATGAGGCGAGGAGCCACATCATCTCGATGACCAGGGTGACGGCGACGGGTAGCGGCATGGCATCTCCTCGGGAGCTGGCGGCCCCGCCGCGCGGGGGATCGTGGCGGGGCCTGGCCTGAGTGTGGCAGGCGCGTCACGCTTCGCGCACGTAGTACTCGGGGGCGCCGGGCACGTCGCGGGCGGCGCGGTTGAGGTCCCAGGCGCGCTGGCAGGCACTCTCGTCGTCGTCCCAGATTTCGTAGATGGATTCGAGCTGGTCGCGCTCGAAGTAGCCCGCGAGCCGTGCCTCGTACCGGATGACCAGGTGCTTCGTCACGTCGTCCTCCCCGTTCGCCCTGTTTTCTGTAATACAAGAATCCCGCCGAGGCTTGTCGCCGTCAAGGGGATGCGTCATGATTTTCTGTATGACAGAAAAGGGAAGGCGCGGCCGACCCGCCACCGGACACGGCGACGTAGCCCCGGTACGCGTCGACAAGGACGTGAAGACCGCCTTCGACGCGGCAGCCGCAGCGGCAGGCTCGAACCGCTCGAAGGTCACCGAAGCCCTGTGGGCCTGGTACGCCCGCCGCCCCGGCGCCGAGCTGCCCGAGCGCCCCGAGCAGTAGCCCCGGATGCGCCCCGCGCCGCCCTCCCGCAGCCTGGAGTCATGGCGCGCATCATCATCCAGGAGCCCAGCCCGACCGGGGGCAGGCGGGTGCGCGCCGACGGGCAGATCCTCGGCCTCGCGCATTCCGATGCCGATGTCGTGGAGTTCCTGCGGAGGGCCGGGCTGCCCGACGCCGAGCCGCTGCTCGACGACCCGGCATGGGTCGAATGGCGCGGCGGACGGCCGCACGACTACGGCGGGCCAAGCCTCAGCAGCGCGTGAGACTCGCCTATCTGCTGGGCAGGTCGTACACGGTAACGTCCACGCCGCGGGCGCAGAGCTGCTTCTCGATCAGCGGTTCGATGCGCGACCACTCCCCTCCCGCAAGGCCGGCGCCGATGCGCGGCATGTGCACGGACGCGCCGAGGCCCAGGGCGTGCCCGGCCAGCTTGCCGAGTGCCTCCTCGATGGCCTCGTACCGCACGGGTGGTTTGCCGCCTGCCCGGCGGATGCCATGCTGGCCGATCATGTTGGCGACCCACAGGTTCGTGTGGACCGGCACGAGCTGCACGGCGCCGAGCCCGAAGTTATTCCGCTCGCGCTCGCGGTACCACGTCCGGTACGCGGCCTCCGGCTCGGGGCCACGCCGTGAGAGGGCGGTGACGAAGCCGCGGCCCCAGCCGCCGATGTCGTTGCAGACGTGGGCGATGATGCGCGGGCCGGTGCCGGGCGGGGCCGTGGCGTCGCCCATGACGTAGCGGACGGATGTCACTTCTTCTCCAGGTGGCGGTAGATGGTGGGGCGGCTGACGCCGAACTCGTCGGCGATCTGCTGGACGGTGTACTTGCGCTTGCCGTCGCCGCCGAGCTCGTCGTACATCTGCTGCGCGAGCTGGATCTGGCGGGGGCGCAGCTTGGGTTTCTGGCCGCCGGTCCGGCCGCGGGCGCGGGCGGCGGCCAGTCCCTGCTTGGTGCGCTCGGTCATGAGGCTGTGCTCGAACTCGGCGATGGCGCCGAGGATGTGGAAGAACATCCGGCCGACCGGGGTGGAGGTGTCGATGCCCTGGTCGAGGACTTCGAGTTCGACGCCGCGTTCGCGCAGCTGGTCGGAGAGGTCCATGAGGTTGCGCAGGGACCGGCCGAGGCGGTCCAGTTTGGTGATGACGAGGTGGTCGCCCTCGCGCGCCATGAGGAGGGCCTTGTCGAGTTCGGGGCGTGAGGCGAGCTTGCCGCTGAGCTTGTCGACGAAGACCTTGTCGCAGCCGGCCGCCTCCAGGGCGTCCTGCTGGGCTTCGGGGTGCTGGTCGGAGGTGGAGACGCGTCCGTAGCCGATGCGCATACCCCAGTGTATCGGAAACGGGGTTAACCGTTACGTAAGCGCGGACACGGCTTCTGTTACAACAACGGCGCAGGAGAGCCACGTTGGACCGGGGCGTCTCACCAACGATCGTTCGCGGACACCCGAGAACGATGAAGCGCCCCGCCGCCTGCCGGAGCAGGGGCGGGGCGTGGTCATGCGGGTGCGTCGAGCGTCTCGATCGGTGGCGGTGGCGGCTCCGGGGACGGTACGGGCGGCGGGTCGACGAGGCCCAGCCGCACCAACGAGCCGATGTCCCCGGCGCTTTCGTCGACCTGCGGCTCGGCAGGCCGCGGGGCAGGCTGGTCGGGCATGGTCACCTCCGCTTCCGTTCCGGGGCCAGGGCCGGACTCTGCGATGCCGGGCCGGGGCTGGGCTGCGGCGCGCCGTCGCGGCGGCAGATCAGGGCGTCGGGGTCGTCGGCGGGCGCCTGGAGGCTGTAGCCGTCCGGGCAGGTCTGCCCGTCCCGGCCTGGCGCCCCGTCTTTGCCGTCGGCGCCGTCCTTGCCTGCGGGGCCTGCCGGTCCCGGCTCGCCCTGCGGGCCTTGGGGGCCGGGTTGGCCGACTGCGCCGTCCTGCCCGTCGCGCCCTGCCGCCCCGTCTGTCCCGTTCGCGCCGTCGACTCCGTTGCTTCCGGGGGCACCTGTCTTGCCAGCTGCTCCGGTCGCGCCCCTTTCGCCGGCGGGCCCGGTGGGTCCGGGAGATCCGGCTGGACCGGGCGGGCCGGTTGCGCCTCGGGGGCCGGCCGGTCCGCGCACGGCCTTGCCCGGGTCGCCTCGTGTGCCGGGCGGCCCCGCGACGGGTTTGCCGCCGAGCGCCTGCACCTGACGGGCGAGCGCGTCCCGCGCGGCGTTGGCATCCTGCAGTTCGCCGCCGAGGTGCTGCACGGTGAGGACGATCCAGGCGAACGCGGCACCGAGCACCAGCGCGCCAAGCACGGCCGCGGCATCACCGCGGCGCCAGCGTCGCTCTTCTGCCCGCAGCTGTGAGCGCGTCATGATCCGGCCCCTTGCGTGAGGAGGATGATGACGGGCAGCAGGATGCCGATCAGCGGGACGACGACCGCGCCGATCAGCCACCGGCGCGTCGCTACCAGTTTCTCGACATCCTTCTCTCGCAGCGTCTCCAGCGTTGCGACCCGCGCGGCCAGCGCCTCATGTCGCAGGTCGTACACGTCCTGAGACACCTTGCTGTCGATGCGACGGCCGAGCTGCTGGATGTCGTCGCGGAGATCGACGAACCGGTCCTCGAAGCGCCGGACGACTTCGCCGAGGGTCGGCTCGTCGGACACGGTCACCCCTTGTCAGACGCCTGTGGCGAGGCTGGCGCTGTTCTTGATGCTGCTCCAGCGCGCGATGACGCCCTTCACGAGGGACAGGACTGCGGCGACGCCGCCGGCCAGCGCGGCGTACCACATGGACGCGTCCAGCGGCGTCGTCACGACGACGCCGCCGATGAACGCCTGAAGGAACGTGGACAGGATGCGCTCGACGAGGTCGCGGGCGAACGTGCGCGCCGTCTTGATGACGGTCTCGGCGGACGGCAGGGAGGTCGGTTCGGTCATGGGGCTATCCGTTCTGTGCTCGTTCGGCGAGCCAGCGCCGGACGGTCTGGTTGTGGCGGGCGTCAGCAAGCGCGTTGTGCTCGCCGTCCTCCTGCTTGGGCAGGTCATCCCAGCTCAGGCCGAGACGGGCGCGTTCCTGCTGGATGTCGTTCGTGTACATCGGCACACCCTCGGGAAGGTCGATCATCCGACCCCAGAGCTGTGCGAGACACACGTGGTCGTAGGCGCCGTAGTTCGCCCACAGCTCTACGTCGGGCCCGGCCGCGCGGATGAAGTCCATGACCTCGTCGGCGATCCGTTCACGCCGCTTCACGACGGGGTCCGCGTAGTCGAACAGCCAGCGCATTGGCACGGTGTTGCGGCGGTCCCCCTGCCCCTTCGGCAGGCTAGGGACGACGTTCTCCATCAGCCACTTATGCTTGCGGATCTTGCGAACGGGCATGTCGCGGTTGACGGCGTAGTACTCGCGTCCGTCGTCGCACACCATGCCGATGGAGATCAGCTTGATGGTGCGGCCGTCCTCCAGAAACTCCAGGTCGTAGTCGATGGCTGTCACGCGTTCTCCACGCCGGTCACGTCGACGTCGACCCTGACGACGGCTTCGGCGATGGCCTTCTCGACGGCGTCGACGACCTGCTGGGTGTTGACGCCGGAGCCGACGAGCTGCACGAGCTTGCTGATCGCGGCGGTCTGTGCGGCGATCTGCGTGGTGAGGGCCTTCACCGAGGCGTTGGTGCCGCGCAGGTAGGCGTAGGCGTCGCTCTCTTCGTCCTTGCCCTTGTACTGCCAGCCGGCGTAGGGCACGAGCACGTCGTGCAGCTCGGCGAGCTGTTTGGCCTGAGCGGCGGTGAGGGACACGTCGTCCTCCGTGGGAGTAGTAGGTGTGCCGGGCTTTCCAGCGAGGCGGCGGGCGACGCGAGCGCGCATGTCGGGCATGGTGAAGCCGCGCGGGTCGACCTTGTCGGCGGACCATTCCAGGTGCCCGATCACCGACTTGGCGGACCAGCCGTGCGCCCGGCAGATGGCGGCCGAGACGCGCTCGATGGCATCCAGTTGGGCGGCGGGCCAGGGGTCCTTGCCGTCTCCGAGGTTGATGCACTCGAAGCCGTAGAAGCGGGCGTTGCCGTCGACGCCGTTCGCGTTGCCCTTCGTCGGGCGGGACGGGGCGGTTCCGTAGGACTCGTCGATGACCTGCTGCAGCACGACGGGGTCGCCGCCGCCGGCGTGGTTCGCGCGGCCGTAGCCGACGAGGTGCACGACGCCCGCCTTGTCGATGACGCCGTGGCACAGCGGACCGGGCAGCGAGGTGTAGCCGTCGTAGCAGAGCTGTACGGACGACGCGGTCCCCGAGGACACGGTGTGGTGGATGATGACGCCGTTGACGGGGCCCCACGCGCCCTTCGAGTTCCGGTTGTGGGTGCGCCAGTTGCCGACCTCGACGACCTTGACGCCCTCAGCTCGGAGCGTGGCAAGGAACGCGGCGGCGGACAGAGGTGTGGCCATCACGCCTCCTCGTAGGTCGCGGCGAAGACGCTCGGCTTGCAGGGGTAGTACTCGCCCTGCACGCCACGGATGACCCAGTCGCCAGGGGATGCGGTCACGTCGCCTTCGAGGGTGTGGATAACGATGCCGTCGTGTAGGCCGCGGCCGGGGCCGGGCAGCTTGGTCTCTTCGACCTTGCCGGTCCGTCCCATGAAGGCGGCGACCTCGTCGCGGTTGGTGCCGTCGTAATGGACGGCGTCGACCTCGACGGGCTTCTTGCGGTATCGGGCCATGGGGCCTCCAGACATGCGAAAGGCCCCAGCGAGGCGGGCCGGTCAGAGCGAGTACATGATGTCGTTCAGGGAGATCCATGGCGGCGTGATCCGCTCGGTCGCATCGCTCGCCGTAGTGCCAACGATTCTGAGGTGACCGTCAGGCTGAGCGTCGAGCTTGAGCGACAGCGAGTCCGAGGTGGCCGCGGAGCAGGCGCCGGACACGGTACGCAGCGATCCAGGCCGGGCCGTCGGCGGAAGCGCCGTGGACGTGATGATGCCGCCGTTGGCGATCACGGCCGGGCTGCCGGAATAGGTGATGTCGACGCCGCCCTGCAGCATCACCGTCAGCTCCCCGAAGAGATTCACGATCCTGTACTGCGCCGTCCCGTTGTTGTTGCCATTGTGCGCAAACCCCGAGGCCAGCGGGATCGTCGTCCATGCCGAGGTGCCTGCGGCGAGCACGACCCACGCGGTCCCGTCGTAGCCGGTGAACAGCTTCTCGGCGGTCAGGAAGGCCACCATTCCGGCGACCGGCGAGGTGATGGCGGCGTTGCGGGCAGATGCGGACGCGAAGCGCATGTTGGAGCGCGACACCATCGCTGCGAGGTTCTGCGCGAGCGTCTCGGCGTTCGGGGCATCGGTCAGCGACGCGATCTGTACGCCCTGCCCGTAGGCGTCGGTGGTGGGCATCAGGCCCCCGGCGCCGGGAGGAGCGTCACGTCGTGGCCGCCGGTGTAGACGAGGGTGGCGCGGGTCTCCTGGTTGCCGCCCGCGTCGGCGAGCTGTTCGGCGGCGAACGTGGCGATGGTCTGCGTGATCCGGTCCAGCAGTTCGGGGGTCACCCCTTGGCCGTAGCCGTCGAGCCGGAGATCGGCGGTGTAGGAGAACATCTGGCTGTCTGCGTTCAGGTCGACGACGCGGACCTGGTGGACGACGCTGCGCGGGTAGTACCCGTCGGCGGGGTGCGGCACTGGGCCTCCTAGATGAGTCGGTAGCGGACGACGTCCAGTGCGGCCCATGAGGCGTTGCCGGAGTAGTCCTGGATCTGCAAGGTGCCGACGCCGGCGCCGTTGACGTCGATCACGCCATGGATTCCGGACGCGACCTCGGTCGGGAAGCGTGACTTCGAGGCGGGCACGATGGCGGCGGGCAGGATGCACAGGGTCTGCGGCTGTCCCGCGCTGGCCGGGGCTTTCGCGAGCCCGCTCAGGGACACGGTGCCGTCGCCGTTGATGCGGTAGCTCGGAGCCCAGTACGGGGTGCCGTAGGTGGTCCAGCCGCCGGAGAGGGTGAGCGGCTGCCACGTGCCGGCCGTCGTGGCGGGCGCCGTCCGCCCGTGGGCGAGCCAGTTGCCCGAGCTGGAGATGCTGACCACGACCGTGTCGCCGGCGGCCGGGGTGACGTAGTCGGCCATGCGGCGGGCGATGATGCCGTCCGTCGTGGTGACGGTGCCGTCCGTGCCGACGGTGGCGACGACGGCGAGACGCCAGTCCGCGCCCCGCACGGCCGGGCTGGTGACGCCCGCCTGGATGGCCTGCTGCTGGAGGGCGTCGGCAAGGTCGGCGTGGACCGCGATGTCCGAGCTGCTCACGCGTCCTCCTTCGCGGCGATCGTCGTGATCGGAAAGTCGCCGCCGACGTCCAGCGGGACGCTGAGGCTCTGAATCTGGTGCAGCTCGCGGGTGCCGTCCGGGTAGACGACGCGCAGCACGTCGCCCGGCTCCAACGCGGGGTTGGGCATCGACGACAGGTCGCCGGTCGCGTTCGGCGACTTCGTGGCCCGCAGCTTCAGCCGCGCGGCGCCCTCGGCGGCGATCGCGTTGGTGAGCGTCGAGCTGGTGTAGAAGGTGGGCCTGTGTCCGAACGGGCCGCTCCAGTACGTCGGCGACGTGGGGTCGTCGTCGACGACGAGCGCAGACACGGGGGCCGTATTGCTCTCGGTGTTCTCGCCGCGCGCGAGCACGCCATTGAACACCTTGTCGCTGGTCATGCCGCGGTCGGCCTTGATGTAGGCGCCGCCCTCCCCTGCCGCCACCGTCCATGCCGGGGTGACGGCGAGCAGGTCGGGCAGCTCGGCGATGACGAACACGCCGTCCGGGTCCGCGTACACCTCGGCGCCGATCGCCGCCGCGCACTCCTGCACGGCCGCCCACGGGTCGCCCTCGATGTCCCAGGTCCTCGGGCCGATGACGGCGTCCACCGCCCTGTTCACGACTGTGGCGTCCGGGATGGAGCGCTGGATCAGCGCGGTGACGGCACCCACAGCCGTGCCCGAAGCGCGGTACGGCGCGGTGAACTTGTCGTCGGCGACGACCGCTTCCAGACCCTTGCCCGCGAGTGTGACCGGCCCCTCGTCGACGTCGCCCTCGACGGAGTCCAGCCGGAACACGCCGAGCGGGATCAGCTCGCGCGAGCCGTCGCCGTACTGGACGCCGCGGCTGATGCGCAGCTTGGCGCCGTAGACGCTGAGCTTGTCGCTCGGCGTGCGCGGGATCAGCGAGGTGTCGGCGATGGTGACCGTGCAGGTGCGGCGGATCGCCTGCCCGCGGTCCACCGTCACCGACCCGCCGGTGATGGCCAGCGGCTCGACGCGGCCGTCCGTGCGGAAGAGGACCACTTCGACAGTAGGCGTGTGGGACTCGGTGAGGGCGGCCAGGAACCGCGCGGAGACCGGGTACACCGTTCACCCCCTGCGCCGGTCGAACAGCAGATCCTCGCCCGTCGCATAGGCGTTGAGGACATCAGCCCAGGTGGCGAAGGTCGTCAGAACGTCCTGCCAGGTGCGTCCCGCCGTGCCGCCCACGCCGACCGAGACCGGCATGTCGGCCTCGACGAGCGGGAGTTTCCAGGTGCGCCACGGCTCCTGTGCGGGTCCGCCGATGCGGCCTTCGGTGACTTCGCCGACGGTGACATACATGTCCGCCACGCCCATGCCGGGCGCGGCCTGCCAGAACAAGGTGTTGCCGGAGTCGAGCAGCCAGTGCAGACGGGACCGCTCGTCATCGGTGCGCGTCCAGATGGAGAGGTCGCCCTCCAGCCCACCGCGCAGGCCCGAGAGGATCACCGCGTTGCGGCGGCCCTTGACCCGATACGTAGCCTGCTCGATCGGCCGTGACCAGTCCGGCGCCCGCTCCACCAGCACGCGGGTGTTCCGTTGCGGCTGGCCCGGATCTTTCAGCCAGGCTTCTTGCGGGTCGCCGGGGTCGATGGTGGCGGTCTCGGTGGTGCGGATCTGGATGCTGCCGCCGGCCGCCGGGACGATCTCGATGCGGTAGGCGACGGGCACGCCGAGCGGTGCCTCGTAGTCCTCGATCACCATCAGGTCGGAGGTGATGGCGGTTTTGTCGAGGAGCCCGGACGGTCCGCGGACCAGGGTCTGGCTGCCGTCCTGACCGGTGCGGTACACGGTGATCAGGTAGCCGATCGGCAGCTCCCGCAGCGTCAGCGTGATGGCCGCCGCCGCATCGTCGACGTCCACATGCTGCAGCGGAAGCGCCGGCCACAGCGACGCCACGTCCAGCCTCAGCACGCTGCTGGCGCCGGTGGCGGTGAGCGTCCACTCGATCGCCGCCTGTGCGGCGTTGGCGGGCGCGACCCAGTCGTTGGTCAGGATCCACCAGCCCGAGGCCGGCACCGCGCTCGATGCGACGCTGGACAGGCCCAGGCTGGTGCCCCCGGCGTCGTACCAGCGGATGCCGCGCACCGCGGTCCAGCCGCCCGCCGTGACCTGACTGTAGATCTCAGACCGCCAGTTCAGGCCGACGCCCGGGGTGAGCGGGAAGAGCGGGGAGCGCAGGGTGGAGGCGGTCGCGGTCGCGCTGGTCACGGTCAGCACGTAGGAGCCGTCGACCCCGTACAGACCCCAGGGGGTGCTGCGCGCGGCGGTGGCCGCCCCGGACGTGACGGTCCAGCCGCCCGCGTCCTGCTCGAACGACGCGTTGCGGTAGGGCACGACGGTGCCCGCGCGAGCCGTCGGCGCGACGATGACCGCCGTCTGCTCCAAGCGGAGCACCTGCCCGGCGCTCGCGCCCTCGATACCTGCGGCGACCGCGCACGTCGCCGCGCCCGCCGGGGCGATGGCGGAGGCCCGCTGCCGGTACCAGCCGATCGCCGTCACCACCAGTGAACTGCGCGAGGCGGCGATCTGCGCCCCGCCGGCGTCGTAGAAGCGCAGCTCGATCCACGTGTCGGAGCTTGCGGTCGGCGGCGACAGGTAGGTGTAGGCCAGGTAGTCGGTGCCCGGGGTGACGACCGACCGCTCGACGGTGACGGCCGAGGCGGCACCCGCGGCCGTGGCGGTGATGGCGGTGACGTGCCCGCCCACCGTGTAGGCGGTCGCCGACCACGACACCGGGGGCGCCTGGCGGGAGATCGTGGCGTTGACCGCGGGCGTCCACGCGGACGCATCGATCTCCGTCGTCTCGGTGTTGAAGCCGAGGAGGTTGCTGGTCGTGCGCTGCGGCAATCCCAGGTAGACATTCTCCCAGTAGTGGGTCACGCCCGCCGCGGCCGGAGTGCTGGACAGCAGCACCTGCGCCCGCACCGCGTTCACCGGCGCTGCTCCGGCCACGCTGACCCGGTGCCAGGACGCCGAGGCCGCCGACGTGGTCAGCGACCACGTCACGGAGATCTCGGCGCCGGCCGCGGTCAGCCAGCGGATGCCGATCCGCTCCGGCACGCTGCCCGAGGTGTCCGCGAACGTGTGGTAGACCGTCCCGGCGGTGACCGGGTACGAGCTGACTGTGCGGACCTGCATCTCGCCTGCGGCCTTCGAGGTGACGGCGAGGACGCCGTCCCCGTTCCGCCCGCCGCTGCCCAAGCCGACCGTGCAGTTCAGCTTGGGCGTCCATCCCGACGTGTTCGGGTCGATGCTCTCCGTCGTGCTGGACAGCGTGTTGCCGGGGATCGCCACAGGGTCACCTCCTCCCCGCGCGGAGCGTCTGTACGAGCTGGCCGTTGGAGCGGCGCACCTCGGCCCGCGCAATGTCGGTGATCTCCCGGTCGCCCACATAGACCTGCACATGCAGGTCCCCGAGGTTCGCCCCGTCCGAGCCGCGCGTTGCCGCTCCGGTCAGGGCGTTCATCTGCTGCACGGTGAGCACCGGCTCCGGCCGCCCGGTGCCGTTGTAGGCGAGGTTGAGGCCGGGCTGGAGGTATCCGCCGGAGTCGTAGCCGGCAGGCGGCCGGTTGGCGTTCGCCTGCTGGACGCGGCTGATGTTGCCGTACCGCGCCACGATGTAGCGGATCGCTGCGGCCACGTTCGCGACCGGGTCGAGGATGCCGCGGCTGCGCAGCGAGCGCGGCACGTAGGCGCTCCACGTCGACGGGATCGTCTGCGCCAGGCCCTGACTGGGATGCCCGGCCCGCGCGTTGGAGTCCCAGTTGTTGCGCGCCCGCGGGTTCCAGCCGGACTCCCGGCTGATCAGCGTGTTCATCCCGGCGAGCCACTGCGGCAGGGTGCCGGGCGGCGGGACGTGGGCCGCCGCCAGCGCCTGGCTGATGATGGCCCGACGCTGGCCCGTGGGGATGGCACCGCCGAGGGAGCCTCCGCCGCCGGTCAGGTACGGCATGGGGTCCACCGGCCGGCCGTTCAGTCGCGCCTCCAGGTGCAGGTGCGGGCCGGTGACGTTGCCGGTGGCACCCACCCGGCCGATCTGCTGGCCCTGCGCGACCCGGGCCCGCAGGGTGGTGAGGATCGCCGACATGTGCGCGTACAGCGACGACAGGCCGCCGCCATGGTTGATCTGGACGTGCTGGCCATACGGGCCGCCGGTGGCGACCTGCGAGACCGTGCCGGCCGCGACCGCCCGGACCGGCGTGCCGGTCGCTGCGGGGAAGTCCAGGCCGGTGTGCCGACCGGAGGACCACATGCGCCCGGCGACGCCGAACTTGGTGCCGTATCCGGTACTGACGGGCTTGACCCACTGGCCGCCGCTCATGCTCTGCTCGTCCTGGCCGCGCAGGAACGACAGGATGCCGCCCGCGACCTTCTTCGGGACCGCCCGCACGACCTTGCCCAGCCCGGTATCGGCGCCCGGAATGCGCGAGAGGGCGCCATCGACGACCTTCATTCCGGCGTTGAAGAAAGGCTCCAGCGCGCCCGCCGCTACCTGCCCGGCGGCCTTGAGGACGTCCTTGCCCCGGTCGGCGAGCCAGCCCGCGCCGGACTTGATGCCGCCCCAGATGGAGCCGAGGATGCCGCCGTCCTCCATGAGCTGCGTGCCCGCCGCGGCGTGCAGCGCGAGCGCCCGGCCCCGGTAGCGGGGGTCGGTGGGGATGACGTACTCGGGGTAGCGGGGGTTGCCCTCGCCGACGATGGCGGTGGGCCGGTTGACCCGCATCGGAGCGGCGGCGCCCCAGCCGTCGCCGACGGTGCCACCTGCGGCGAGCAGCTTGGGGGCGGCGGGCAGCTTGCCGAGTCCGACCCAGCCTGCCACCTTGTCCCACAAGGCCTTGATGCCGTTGGTGTAGACCCACTTGATCACGAAGTTGACGGGCTTCTTCGTGATATCCGCGATCTTGTCCCAGGCGCGGCCGATGGCGTCCTTGGCCTTGCCGAACGCCTCGCCGACCAGCCTGACGGCCGTCTTGATGACGTCGAACCCCGGCTTGATCAGGGTACGCCAGACCCATCCGATCCGGTCGCCGATCCAGCCCATCACCGGCTGCACGATGGTGCGCCACAGCCACGAGAAGGCCTTTCCCACCACGCTCAGTCCCTGCCGCAGCAGGTTGAAGCTCGGCTTGATCCCGTAAGTCCACAGCCATATCGCCTTGGTGGCGATCCACCCGAAGATCGGCTGCACGATGGTGCGCCACAGCCACGAGAAGCCAGCACCTACGGCGGAGACCGCCGCGCGCACGAGCGCCAGCTGCGGCCGGATGAAGTTCTGGTAGAGCCAGGTGACCCGGGCGGCGATCCAGCCCGCCACCGGCGAGATGATGTTCCGCCAGAGCCAGGAGAAGACCGCGCCGACCGCGCGGACAGCGAGCTGGATGGGCAGCAGCACCGAGACCACGACGATCGTGAACAGCACGCGCGCCGCCGTCCAGATGAAGCTGAACACCGGCTGCAGTACGTTCTGCCACAGCCATGTCGCCGCAGCGGCCACCGCCCGGAAGGCCGCAGCGAACGCCGAGAAGATCGGCCGCAAGACGTTGTTCCACGCCCACGACGCGGCCGTCTGGATGCCCGACCACACGGCCTGCACGCCGGTGCGGAACCATGCGAAGCGGTTGTAGGCCCAGATCACGCCCGCGACGAGCGCGGCGATGGCGATACCGATCAGGACGATCGGGTTCGCCGACATCGCGGCATTCAGCGCGATCTGCGCGATCGTCCACAGCTTGACCGCCACGATGATCAGGTAGATGGCCTGGATCATCCACGGGGCGTGCGTCGCGATGATGGCGATCCCGCGCGCCAGCTCGGCGATGACCGTCAGCAGCGGGCCCGAGATCGGAGCCAGCGCTTGGCCGATGCTCAGGAACGCGCTGCCGATCTGCCGCAGTGCGCCGCTGAGCAGCGGCGCCGTGCGGGAGGCGTAGGACAGGAACCGCTCGAACTCGGGGCTCCCCTTGAGGCTCGTGCCCCAGTTCGCGAAGCGGCCGGTCAGGGCCTGCATCCGCTGGCTGATGTGATCCATGTGCGGCAGGAAGGCTTGGACCACGCCCGCCATACCCTTGAAGATCCGGCCGAAGGAGATGCCCAGACCGGTCAGGGCAGGGATCACCGACGCCGCGAGGTCGGTCTTGAAAGACTTCCACCAGGGGCTCTTGAAGCCAGCAGAGGCTCGGGCCTGCAGCACGGTGATGGCGCGCGCCGCAGCCAGCACGAACGGCGTCAGTCCCGGGAGGATGTTCTTCAGCCCGTTCAGCGCCCGGGTGAAGATGGGCATCACTGCGGGCTGGAGGCTCGTCGACCACGCCTTGAACGCGGTGCGCAGCGAGGTGAACGCGTTGAACGTCTCCCGCGCCGACGGCGACAACTTCGCCAGGGCCTGCCGGTACTTCTCCTGAGCCGTCGCCGCGGCGTTGGCCCCGCCGGCCGCCGACAGCTGCGCAGCCCGGATCTGGCGCTGAGCCGAGGCGACGCTGTCCGCCGCCGACAGTTGCGCGGCGACGAGCTGCTGCTGAGCGCGCGCGACGGACCGCGCCCCCTGCTCCTGGACCGTCGCGACGTTCCGCTGAGCGGCGGCGACCTTGTCCTGAGCGGCGGCGATGGCCTGGGTGTTCTGGATCTGCGTGCGGGCCGCGTCCTGCTGCGCCTTCGCGAGCCCCTTCTGCTGCGCGGCGACGCCACGGCGTGCCGCGGCGAGGCGCTCCTCGGCCGACCGGACGGTCTCCGATCCGGCCACACCGGCCTTGTCGGCCGTGGCCTTCTCGGCTGCGAGTCGCTTGGTGTCGAGCTGCTGCTCCTTGAGCCGCTGCAGCGCCTGATCGTAAGCGAGCTGCGCGCGCTGCTGATCCAGCAGCGACGCCTTCGAGCCGGCGGCCCGGGTGGCTTCCAGACGGGCGCGGGCCTCCTGTACGGACAGCGCCGCGTCCCGCTCCGACAGTTGCGCGTCGGCGAGCCGGTTGGAGAGGTCTTCCAGTTCCAGCGCGGCGTCGCGGCGGGCCTGGGTGAGGTCCTGCTGCGCCTGCCGGGCGGTGCGCTGCGCGTCGGCGAGGGACTGCTCGGCCTGCTGGACACGCTCGTTCGCGGTCCGGCTGCGCTCCGCGGCCTGCTGGTACGCGTCCGCGAGCGACTGCCGGGCCTGCTTGACCTGGGCCGCGGCGTTCGCGTTGTTCTGCGCGGCCTGGCGCACGGCGTCCGTGACGCCCTGCTCGGCCTGCGCGATCTGCCGGGCGGCGTTGCGGTGCGCGGTCGCCAGAGCCTGCTGCGCCCCGGCCATCTGCAGGGAACGCTGCGCGGCCTGAGCGGCGGCCTGGCCGCCGTTCGCGGTGGCGGTGGCCGCGGCGTCCTGTGCTTGCTTCTGAGCGTCCAGCGCACCCTTGATGCCGACGAATGCCGGGATCGCCACCGCGGCGAGCGCGCCGACGCCGACGCCAGCGGCCACCACCGCCGAGGTGAAGGCGCCCGCCCCTGCGGCCAGTACCGGGAACGCCGGGATCGCGGCGACACCGGCCAGTGCGACGGTGAGCTGGAAGACCGCCGACAGCGCGCCGGAGGTGTCGACGTCAACACGAGCGGTCTTGCCGTCGACCGCCTCGATCTCCGCCCGAACCGCAGCCAGCTCGGCCGCAGCCGACGCCGTGTCAGCCCTGACCTGGACGTTCGGGTGCTCGGCGCCGAGCCGGGTCAACTCCGCCTCGATGAGACGGATCTCGGCCTTGGCGGCTTCGGCGTCGATGTCGATGCCGACGCGCTTGCCCGCCAGGGTCTCCATCCGGACCCGCAGCGCCTGCAGGTCAGAGTCGGCCTCGGAGGTGTCCGCGCCGATCTGCAGCTTCGGCAGCGACCGGAACGCGGCCTCCAGGCGGGCTTTGATGCTGCGGGAGAAGGCGCCGCCCGACTCGTTACCCTGCCGGGCCGCTGCCGCGCTGGCCTGGGCACCGCCCTGGTTGATGCCGTCGCGCAGCGCGTCGCGGACCTGTGCGGCGATGCGGTCGGCGATCTGCTGACCGATCTGCTGACCGATGGTCGCGCCGATGTGGCCGACCTCGGCCTGCATCGCCGGGCCGAAAGAACGGCCGGCGGCCTTGCCCGCGTCCTCGCCCGCCTTCGTGGCGGCAGGGACGAGCCCGGCGCGCAGGCGGGAGTAGATCCCCTGGGTGTTGGGGATGACGTCGACCTCGACGGACCCGACGCTGATTGCCACGGGAGCCTCCTCCCGTGCGCTACGCGGCGCCTCCGTTGATCAGGCGGAACAGGGTTTCGGCCGCGTCGTCGGACATGGGCGCGGTCTTCTTCTTGCGGGGCGCGGCGCCCGGTCGGCGCAGCGGCTCCGGCGGCTGTGGACGGTCGCGCTTCTTCTCGGTGTTCGCCGAGATGAGCACGTACTCGATGCGCCCGAGCCGGTCATACACTGCGGCCAGCAGCTGCTCGGCCTGTGACCAGCGACCCTTCTCCGGCTCTCCCTGGTCTGCCTGCCGATCCAGGTCTTCGGCCGGGAGGGCGTTGCGCAGGGCCGTCATCGTGTGCGACTCCGGCGGCAGGTGCTGGAGGATGACTCGCAGCCGCCGCCATGTCATCTGGCCGCGGTACACGTCCAGCAAGTCGTGCCCGCGGTCCAGCAGGTCGGCCTCTACCGCCTCCGGGTGCGCCTGGACGACCGATTGGGTCCACGCGATTTCCCCAGGCTCTCACCGGAGCGTCGCGCCGCTTCTTCGACGAACGCCTCGAACTCGTCGTTCGTCGGGTCGATGTCGAAATAGAGGTCGAGGTCGTCGGGGTGCACTACGTTCTGCGCGAAGGCAAGGAACTGGCCTTGCGCCAGCCCGGCCTGCCACGACTGGCGCCACGCTCCGGGCGGCAGGACCCGGATCTCTTCGTCGGCGAGCCGGGCGGTCACGTAGTGCCCCTCGGCCTCGATCTCCTGTGCCTCGGCGGCCGTCGCTTCCTCGTCGGTGTAGCCCTCTTCGACGGGTTCCGGGGCGGCGGGCGGGCGAGCGGTACGCGTCTTGCGGGCGGTGGTGCTGCGGCTGTTCGCGGCCATGGCGCGGGCCTCCTTCTATCAGTGGCGCGGGCGCAGGGGGTAGGTGGGCGGGCCGGGCCCGCGCCGACGGTGTCGGCCCGCCCACCAGCTCAGGAGCCGGGCGTCGGCGGCGTCGCCGGAATCGAATCCGAGTGGTAGACGGTGTTGCCCGCCGAGTCCGGGTACGCGGTGATGGTGATCTCGTAGCCGGACATTTCGTCCTGCTTGAAGGACACGTCGGACCGGTCCGACACCTCGCCCTGCGGCACGTAGAAGCCGCGGGCCGAATCGCCGTCGATGACCAGGAACCACCAGGCGCGGCGATCCGGCTCGGGGCTGGCGGTCTCGGCGAAGCTGGTGATCCCGCCGACGGGCTCCAGCTCGGCCGCGGGGATGCGGTACATGATGGACTGCACCGCCACCCGCGAGGTCTCCCACAGCGTCAGCCCGAACGTCCGCACGCTTTTGGTGATCTGCGTGCGGAACGGGCTGGTCAGACCCCAGGGCGTGAACTCCTGGGAGTCCTCGTCGAAACCGTAGGTCAGGCCGTCGTCCGAGATGGCGCCGAGCGGCTCCCACGGGGCGGCCGGCTGCACCAGCGGCGACGCCGGCGCGCCAGTGCCGGTGACGCTGACCCAGCCGCCGCCGTTGGCGCCGACGACCGTCAGATCCGCGGCGCGGGTGATCGAAACCATGATGTCTCCAGACATGGAAGAGCCCGCGCACGGGCGGGACAGGGTCCGGCGCGGGCCCAAGTCCGGTCAGGAGACCGGGTGCAGGTAGATCTCGTAGGTGGCGCCGTAGCGGCGCAAACCGGTGTTCTCGTAAGGCCGCTTGGCGGGACGGGCGACCGTCGCGACGCGGCCGACGACCGCCTCGGGCAGTGACGAGCCCCGCAGTTCGTTCAGCAGCAGGTGGCGGATCTGCCCGGACATCCCCGACGCGGCCATGGAGTCCGCGGCGTACACGTCGACGTCCAGCAGGGCGCGTTCCAGGCGGAACCCGTCGTCGTCCCCGGCCGGGAGCGCCTCGATCTGCACGACGGGCAGTTCGTCGAGGAGGTCGTTGTCGAGTTCGTCGCGGGCGTCGTAGCCGCGTTCCCGCAGCCAGCTGATCAGCAGCGTCTCGACGTCCGGCCAGGCCATCAGTGGCCGCCCGCGGCGGCGGCCCGCAGCAGGACATGGTGCGCGTGGACGCGTTCGGTGCCGTACTCGACGAACCTCGCGTAGTAGGCGGTGTTCGCGACGGTGGCGACCGCGCGGTCCCGGCGTCGGCCGCCGTTCCTCGTGCTGCTGACGCGGAAGGATGCCTTGTAGGTGCCCGGGTGCGGGTCGGACGGCCCGCCCACCGGGGCGATCGTCTGCCCAACGGTTTTGATGACCTCGGCACGGCGCCGCATCTCCACCTCGATCTGCGGGCTCTTCAGGAGCTCCCCGACGCCCTTCTTCTTCATGCGGAACTTCGCTGCCAAGATGACCTCCTCAACACCAGCTAGGGGGCGGTATGGACGTCAAGGGCGTGCAGGCGAGCATCAGCTTCGACGGCGAATGGATCACCATCACGAAGAAGGCGATCGGCTCCCGGCCGGTCGACCACCGGCTCAGCGTCCGCAGCATCACCGGCGTGACCCTGAAACCGGCGACGCGCCTGTTCCACGGCTACATCCAGTTCCTGCTGCCCGGCATCGAACCGGCCCGCGAAAGCAAGGGGCTCCTCGCTGGTGGCAGGCCGCCGCACGACGACCGCAACAGCCTGTCCATCCCCTACCGCTCGAACGACGCCGCCGCGAAGCTCGTCGCCGCCGTCGAGGAGGCGCGGGTGCGGCTCAGCCCGTGACCCGGTCCGCAGCGAACTGCACCGGGCCGGGCGTGCCGGTGAACGGCGAGCGTCCCCAGTCGCCGGGCTCACCCGTGATGTCGCAGGTCTCGCCGCGGATGCGCACCTGGTCGGTGGTGAACCAGTCCGAGCCCGCCGGGGCGTACACCGTCCAGCCGACGATGACCGTGTCCCGACCCTGCTGCTGAGCGCCGCCCACCGCCGGGGTCTCGGCCCGCGGCGTCACCACACAGCCGCGTACTGGCGTCTCGGTGAGCGGGCCCGGGAGCGGTTTGCCGCGTTCATCCCGGCCAGGTGACGGGCCGCGCCGCAGCCGTATCACCGTCTCGCCATACGGGTACGGTGCGGGCATCTACGTCCACCCCCAGCCCGGCTCCCACTCCAGGCCGGGGCCGTAGGTGTCGTCGATCGGCCAGGTCGGCGAGGGGTCCGCGGTTGCCGGAGTCGGGTCGACAGTGAACGCCCCGCCCCGGCCGGCCAGCGACTTCAGCGCCGCCTTGTCGGACTTGGTCAGGTACAAGCCGCCCGAACCGGACGGCCGCTGTACGGACATCGGGCCGATCGTCTCGTAGCTGACCTGCTGGGGATTCACGTAGGCCCGGCCCGCCACCGACAGGACGATCGCCGTGGCCCGGTCCGGCAGCGGCTTGACCACCGACTCGCACAGCGCCACCGCCTGCTGGATGAGGAAATCCGCCCGAGCCCCGTCGACCTCCGAGAGGCCGAGGTAGAGACCGAGCTGCTCGGCCGTCGGAGTCACGAACGCCACCGGACACCTCCTACCGGACCAGGGTCTCCACGGCATCGCACCAGGCGGCAAGATCGGCCGCCGGGTCCAGCTTGGCGGAACGGGCGCGGGCCCGCTTCACCGCGAGCCGGTACTCGGCCGGTGCCGCGAGCTTTCGCAGCACCGCCTCGTAGCCGTCGACGTCGTTGCGGTCCACGAACACGCCCGCCTCACCGAGCGACTCGCACAGCCCCGGCGTGGGGTGCGCGACAACGGGGATCCCGGAGGCGAGCGCCTCGACGCCCGCCCGGCCCCACGACTCGTAGGAGGAGGGCATCAGCAACACGCGCGTGCGGGCGAAGACCCGCTCCCGCATCTCCGCCCCGTCGACGTGCTCGACAACCTCGACGTTCGGCAGGTCCGGCAGGATCTGCTCGCCATAGGCGCCGCGCACCGCGAGGAACTCCGTGTCGGGCATCCGGCGGGCGAGCGCCTCCAGGACGCGCCCACCCTTCTCCGCATTGCAGTTGATCAGCGTGACGGCCTTGCCGGGCTTCGTGCGGTACTCCTCCGCGAACACCGGAGGCCGCACAATCAGGCTGCTGTTCGGCCGGACGCTCTTCGGGTACTCGGCGAAGAACAGCTCCGCCTCCCGCTCCATCCAGAGCGAGTTGTAGACCGCGAGGGCTGTACCGCCAGCCGCCATGTGCCGGAACGTCGGTGTATGCGTGTTGTGGCAGACGACCACGACCGGCTTGCCGTAGCCGCGAGCCAGAGCCGACGTCGACGGCACGCACTCCAGGTGCGAGACCAGCACATCGGCCCGGCGCACCACCGTGGCGAAGTCGAGCCGCGCCTCCAGCGGCACGACCCGCACACCCCGGTACTCGTAGGGCTCGTGGGCCTTGCCGTACCGGGACAGCCACACCTGCACGTCGTGCCCGCGCTCCACCAGCGGCCGGAGCATGCTGACGAGCATGTGCTCGGCGCCGGCATTGTGCTCCGGCGGCATGGCGTGCACGCGAGCCACGATGGACAGCGGCCTGGCCGCCCCGGCCATCAGCTGCCGCTCGGCGTGCCGGTGAACTTCACGAACGCCTCGGCGTTGCCCAGGACGAAGCCGTAGTAGGCCTCCGCGAGCAGCAGCACCAGGTTCTCCTGGAACGCGGAGTGGACGCCGCCGTCCTCGTCGATGTACGTCGCCTCACGGCTGAGCTTGATGCTGATCTCCATGCCGACGCCGTAGGCCGCCTGCGACCAGTCGCCACCCACCGCGCGGAGCCCGGAGTCCACCGAGGTGGACTGGCGGCGCAGCTTGCCGGACACCGACCGCGAGTACGCCAGCGGCTCGCCGATCAGCTCGCCCGCGAGCGCCGTACCCGTGCCGGACGTCTGCCGCGTCGCCACGAACAGCGGCTCGCCCGTCGTGGACGTCGCGGCCAGCAGCTTCGGCTTCAGCCGGTTGTCGGCGACGGTGCCGGTGTAGTCCCAGTCGTCGTCGATGATGACGTCCAGGCCCTTCACGAAGTCGCCCCAGATTCCGCCCTGGTTCTGGGCGGTCGTCCCCAGCGAGACGGACTTCGTCGTGGCCGCCAGATAGTCGGCGAAGGGGCCGGTGGCGCCCTTCATGTTCTTGCCGTGGATCGTCGCCATGTCGAAAGCGCGGGCGAACGCCGTCGGAAGATCCCGCTGCAGCTGCGTCCACAGGCCCGCGGCGTTCGAGTTCGCGACCTCCATCGACACGGGGATGAGCACGGCGATCTTCTTGCCGCTCATCTGCTTGACCTCGACGCCGCCGCTGGAGAGCGGCTTCTTGCCGCCTTCAGACACCCAGTCGGCGGTCGGGACGTCGAGCGGTACCGGGACCGCGGTGTTCGCCGTCATCGACAGCGGCACACGCCGCGCGAGGCTCATCACCGCGGAGCCCTCGACGGACTTCTCGAAGATCGGACCGACCAGCGTCTCCGGAAGGAAAACGGGATCGATCGTGTTCAGCTTGATCGGATTGGTGGCTGCCATCGGGGGCTACCTCTCTCAGTGGCCCCGTTCGAGGCCCTGTCTCATGAATTCGGCGAACTGCGCCGCCGGATCGTTGGGGGTGCGGTTGCCGTTGCCCGAGGAGCCCTGAGAGCGGTCCGGAGCCGGACGCCGCGAGCCGGTGTCGGCCGGCTTGGCAAGGTGCGGCTTGCGCTTCAGCAGATCCTTGAGATCCTTGCTGATCGCGGACGTGTCCACGTCGCCGTCCTCATCGACGTAGACGCCGAGGTCGAGGAAGGCGTGCGCGTCCTCCGGGTCCGCGAACTCGGCCGCGGCCAGGGCCTTCACCTCGGCGCGCACCGTCCGCTGCTGGATCGCCGCGATGCGCTCCTCGGCGGCCTGAAGCTGGCCCGTGAGCCGCTCCGCCTCCGACTTCTGCGCCTCCTCGGCCTCCCGCGCCTTCTCGGCAAGGGGCTCCAGCTCCTTGGCCTTGGTGCGGTGCTTCGCGGCCTCGCGCCGGAGCTTCTCGATCTCCTTGCGGGCCTTCTCCGGGTCGTGCCACGGATCCGTCGCGCCGCCCTCCGGGGGCTGCTCCGCGTCGGTCTCCTGCGGCTCCGGCTGCTCCTCGACGCTCTGCTCGGGCTCTTCGTTCTCGGGCATGGCTGTGTCGCCCTCCAGGGGCTGAGAAAGGCCGCCACCAGGGCAGCCGTGAGGTTGGTCAGGAAGCGGCGGGCAGGTGCCCGTGCTCGGCCAGCGCCTGCCGGAACCGGCGGAGCTGGTCACCGGAGTGCGGCGCGGCGTACTCCCGGTACAGCCGCTCCCACTCACGTGCGTGATCGGACAGCTCGAACCGCTGCCCCTTGAACACCGGCACCACGCCGCAGTGACAGCCGTCGTGAGACCGGAAATCCGCCGTGTCCTGCTTGTACACGGCACCGCGGGTCGCCAGCAGCTTGCAGAACGCGCAGGCGCCGAGCGCCGCGGCGCGGGCCCACGCGGTGGCCTGCGGGTCGCGGCGCACCGCCTCCCGGACGGCGCCACGCCCCTGGTCAACGACCAGTTTCTGCGCGACGGCCTCGGCCTTCTTCTCGGCCTGCTCCAGGCGCGTCTCCAGCGGCTCGCGCTGCGCCTCGGTCGCCTGTTCCGGCTCCCGCGGCCACAGATCCTTGGTCGCCCACCGCAGTGACGCGTCGACCTGCTCATCCGGCGGCGGGTCCAGCAGCGGCACCGTGAAACGGCCCGTCACCCGGGCCGCCACCCGCTGCGCCTCGTAGTAGTCCGCGGCCAGCGACTGCGACGCCTGCCCGTACTGGCCCACCAGTTCGCGAACCGCCTCGATCCAGTCCGGGACCGTGGCCTGCAGCCGCGACGGGATGATGATGCGCCGCAACCGGCGCATGTCCCGGGCAAGGAGTCGCGTCAGGCCGCGCTGCGCGGCCCGCTGCCGGGCCGCGTCACCGCCGTCAGAAACCGCCGTCGCCATCATCGGCTCCCGGCTCCGACGACTGCTGCCCGTCGTCCTGCTCACCCAGCGACGCCAGCCGGTCCAGGATCTGCGCGCCCTGCGCCCGGCGACGCTCGGCCGCCACGCGGCGCCGCTGGTCCTCGGTGAAGCCGGCCATCTCCAGCAGCACGTCCGACTCGGCCGGCACGATCCCGGCCTGCGCCAATTTGACCGCGGCATCGGTCTGCGCGGCGATCGTCGGTGTCGCCGGGTTACGCCACACCGCCTCGATGCGGCGCGACTTGTCCGGCGGCTCACCGTCGCGCACCCACAGAGCGAGGCGCATCGCGTCCCGGTGCGTCGCTCCGAAGCGGCGAATCCTGCGCTCGGCCTTCTTGACCAGCATCGCCTCCGAGCTGCGGATGGCGTCCGCGCTGGCAGGGTTGTCGCTGGTGTAGCCGAGCATGTGCGGCGGCAGACCCAGTTGCGTCGCCATGATGCGGGCGTACAGGTCGATGATTTTCGTCTGCCCGGACGGGTCGTGCGCGGTGAAGGCTCCGACGGTCGGGACCTGGCCGTCTTCGTCCCGTTCCAGGGCCAGCACGCGGCCGATGTAGGTGTCCCAGGCGCTCTTCGCGTTGCCCTCGGCGTCCTGGAACGCGGACTCGGACGCGCCGAGGATGTAGCGCTGCGGAGCCCCGAAGAACTCGCTCTGCACTTCGATGCCCATGAGCCGCCGGCATCCCGCGTCCGTGATGCTCATGACCTCGGGCGTGATCTCGCTCTTGCCCACGCGGTCCGCGGTGCGCTGCCTGTTCGCCATCCGCAGCACCGGCGGCAGGCCAAGGCGATGCTGATCCCGATCGATGACCTCCCAGCCGCCGCTTTCGACCTCTACGGCGAACACCGTCTCGTCCGGCTTGTACAAGGACACCAGGCGCTCACTCGGTGACAGGCCATACCCGTACCGGTCCTGAGATTCCCTCAGCGCGCACCGCGGAATCCGCAGCCGAGCGTCCCACTCCATCGTCATGTCCAGCGGCGACTCAAACGTGATGATCGGCGGCAAGTCCGGGTCGTCTGCCGAGCCGACCGTCACGTACTCCCGGCCATAGGTCAGCGCATCCAGATGCGCGAGACTCGCCTCGTCGAACCAGTCATTCGCCTCGGCGATCTCCTCCAACTCCGAGGCATCCGAGCCGTCCGCCCACCGGAAGGCTTCCAGGTCCAGCCGCTGCTCCAGGGCCTCCACGCCGATCCTCGGCCACCCGATGACCGTGTGCAGCCCTTTGAGCTGCGGCGGGATCGAGATACCCAGATCCCTGATGATCTGCTCGCCGTTGAAGTACGCGTCCAGCAGTTCCAGCCGGAGGCGGTGCGAGAGCAGGTCCGTGCGCAGCGCCGTGACCAGGTCCAGCTCGTCCGGGCTGAGAGACAGGAGCGGCAGCTCCGGGATCGTGGCGGTCATCGCAGCACCACCACCCGTCCACTACGCGACTTCTTCTTGCCCAGCCCCTTGGACACGGCATCCACCCGGCACTGCCAGGCCAGGACAGCCGCCACCGCGGCGTCGATCTTCCTCGGGCTCTCCGGATGCTCCTTGGCGATCTGGATACCCGACCGCGACTCCCGGCGGCGCGCGTTCAGCACGTGCCGCGCCAGGACGCTCGATCCGTCATGCGACAGCTCACCGTCCACCACCGAGGAGCGGAACTTCTCCAGCGCCCGCACGATGGCGTGCGCACGGCCACCCGTCATCCACCACTCGATCGGATGCTGCAACGTCGCCTTCACCTTCAGCCGGCGCCCATGCTTCGCCTCCCAGGCGGCCACGTGGGACTCCCACTTCGCCGGGTCCGCGTACATGCCCACCACCCGGTAGGTCTTGAACGCGTCCTCGACAGCAGCCAGCACCTCCACGGTCGGCACCTGCCAGTCCGCGCCGAACGGGCCGTCCGGCTGCTCCCAGCAGCCCAGCAAGAACAGATGCCCGTCCGAGACGCGGCAGCCGACCAGCGCCGTCGCGTCCGTCACGCTGTGCGAACGGCGCCGCGAACCGTCGAAACCGAGCACCACTTCCTCGCCGGGCCGCACCACCGCGTCGGAAGCAGCCACGCCGGCCCATTCCGGCTGCGAGATCCACGAGTCGGAGGCGTGCGTGATCTGGTTCAGGTAGAAGCGGCGCGCGTCCTGCGGATGCGTCGCCGGATCCCACACCTCCGCCGCGATCCGCTCCAGGTCCACCCAGCCGCCCGCAACGTCCGCCGAATCGCCGTACACGTACCGCAGCCCGGCGAGCAGCGACTCGCGGTCCGCCATGTCCGTGCCGGCCTCCGCCTCACGGTGGTCGTACAGCAGCCCGTCATCCTTCGCCCGGCCCTCGACGATGCGCTTCCAGTACTCCGCCGAGTCCTCCGCCACCGACCCCTCGCCCGGCAGGTACGCATTCGGCGACTCGATCGAGCTGCCGTTCGTCTTGCCCAGGTTGCGGCGCAGCGTCGCCGCCAGCTTCACCCCGCCGTTCGACGGCCGCCACTCCTCCGTCTGGTCCAACACGCAGAACACCGGCCGGTTGCCCTCACGCGACGTCGCCGCCGAGGTCACGAACTCGACGCGGCCCTTCGGCAAGTTCACGAACGTGTCCAGCGGCTCCAGGCCCGGATACTCGTCGATCGCCGGGCCCTCGCGCAGCATCTCCAACAGCGGCGCCCACGCGTTCCGCGTCTGGTCCTCCGACACCGCCGCCAACTGCACCCACGGAGTCCGCAGATCCGCCCACGGCCGCCCTACCGGCTCGCCGTCCGCATCCCAGCCGTCCGGAACGACCGGGGCCAGCGCCTCAGCGCAGGCGATGGCGGCGAGCACCGGGCTTTTCCCCAGCCCTTCGGCCGCGACAAAACACCGCGCCGGTACCGCCTCCTCCCCGTGCGCGGATCGATCGCGTAGAAGTTCAGGATGAACTGCGCCTGCTCGCGGGTCAGCACCAGCGGCTCGAACTCCGTGCGGTCCGGCGCGGCGAGCATCTCGCCCATCCAGTCCAGCACCGCATATCCGAGCGTCGGCAGCTCGCCCTGATAGCTAGGCCCCCTCCACGGCATCGCCACCTCCGGGAAGCACCTTGAGGTCCGCGTACCGCTGCTTGGCCGGGCTCGGCGCCGGCCGCTTCGAGTCCGCCTCGTCGGCCTGCGCGAACTGCATCCGCAGCCGTGCCCGGTCCTCAGGCGTCGCGCCGAACTTGGCTACCCGCAGCCGCAGCTCGCCGGCTGCCGACATCTCGCCGGACCACAACCGGGCATGCACTACCGCGGTATCCAGCAGGAAGTCCCAGTCCGTGCTGCTGAAGTGCTCGGCCTGTGGGGACGCCTTCCACATCTCCCACCAGTCCAGCGTCCGCTGCGGCCACGTGTGCTCGACCAGCTCGCCGTCCTTCATCACCTGCAGCGTGGGCAGCTCCGGCGGCTCAGCCTGCTCGAAGCGCAGCAGCGTCTGCGGATGCGGGTCCTTGCTGTGCCCGGCGCGGCGCTTCGGGTCCTTCGGGGCGGGGCCACGGCCGGCCATGGCTCACCCCCAATCAAGATCCAAATTTCCCAGACCCAGGGCCACACACAGCGCGTACACGGACCCGATGGCTGAGATCACCGGGGAGGGCAACCTCCCCAGGGTGATCAAGCGGCGACGGCCGACCAGCCCTCCGTAAGATCACGCTTGACGCTGTTGCAGTAGAAGTGGGCGGTCTTGAGGTTGGCCTCGCTGTGTGATCCACCTCGCGCGAGCGGCACAACGTGATCGAGGACTGGTGCTGCAAGGTCAGGTACGACAGCATCGCGGTCGACTGGGTCACCGCATATGTGGCATGTCCAGTCGTCCCTCTGGTAGATGGCCATGCGACTCACCCTGCCTGCATCCAGGTCCCGCTGCAGACCACGTCGGTTGAGGGCCCGCTCCCTGCGCCGGCACGTCGTGGAGCAGTGCGTGACGGGCGAGCCGAAGGAGTGGCGCACGAACTCGGTACCGCACTGGCTGCACCGGCCTGATGTCCACACGCCCTTGCCGCGCACGCCGGCCGCCGCCCTCTCCAGCCTGGCAAGGGCCTTGCTATGGCGCTTCAGCCTAGCTGCTGTGCGAGCGTCCATCCTTGGCCTCTGCGCTCCATAGCGAGCGTCGTAGAAGCAACCGTGCGAGCAGTAGCGAGCGGCTCGCTTGGTCACCACTGCCTCACGCCCGCACCGCTGGCAGGTGATCACATGCTGGCGGGGTCGGTCGTACAGCCGGGTCTGGTAGTGCCCGTGCTTCTCCTTGTAGCGCCGCTGATACTCGCGCTGGCGCTCCGCGTTGAAGGCGCCCTTACAGGCGGGCGCGCCACATTGCTTGCGCCGGAGATTGCTCATGGGTGTGCCGCAGTAGGGGCAGGGATTCATTCTGTCTCCAGGCATGCGGAAGGCCCGATGCCTGGAGACATCGGGCCTTCCTTCCCGCGGGGATCAGCCGCGGGCGTCTTAGATTGTCGTGCGGTTCACCGCCTGCGCCTGCTGGCCTTGGCGTGCTGTGAGGTGGTCGTTCCGGTGGCCTGCATGTGCCTGAGCTGGCAGTAGCCCTTGGCCCGCGGTCCCATGTACTTGGATACGGCGCGCACGCAGCGCTTCCAGTCGCCTGGTGTTCCCCATCGGATCTTGGCCGCACCTGCGCCTGACGACCAGTAGTTACGCAGGGTCTGGGCGTTGCCTCCGCGCTTGCTGCCGCGTCCCTTGCTGGCCACGTGGATCACTCCTCGGGCTGGTCCTGGGGGTCGTCGATGCGGGTGATGGTGGCGCCTGCGTGTGCGGGGATGGCGAGGCATGGGCCGTGCGCGTCGGCGAGTACAGCCCACCCGTCCGTGATGGTGAGGGTGAGGTCGGGGTCCTCAACGAGGATGTCCTCGCCCTTCCCCTTGGGGTGGGTGATCAGGTACCGCATGCTCACCTCAGCCCCGGATGCTGCTCGGGCGGCCGCGTGCGGCCCGGCTTGGCGCGCGGCGCCTCGTTGCCTTCCCGGCTGGACTTCCGCCCGTGGCACTCAGCGCACACACCTTGCAAACCCTCAGGTCGATGATCATCAGTCTTGGCCTGGATGTGATCGCAGTGCGTGGACGGCCGTATCCCGCACAGCTTGCACACCGGGTCGCGGGCCAGCACGCGGGCGCGGATCGTCTTCCAGCCCGGCGGGAGGCGCTTCAAGCGGTCCGAGCCCTGCCAGCCGCCGCTCACGGCGCCGGGGTTCCCTCGGTGTCGCCTCGGTACTTGGCGAGGGCTGCCTGGACCCCGTCCTCACCCGAGTCGCAGGAGTCCCACCACTCGACGGCCTTCCAGACTGCGGTGAGTCGCTGCAGGCGTGCTGCGGCCCGGACTTCCCACTGCTGCAGCAGGAGCAGAAGTTCCTCGGTTTCGCGTGCCGCGTCTTGGGCGTAGCCGAGCCCGGCGAGGCGGGTGGCCATCGCTTCGAGTTCGTGGCGGTGCGACTGCAGGTCTTCGAGGTCTTGCGCGTAGCAGAGGTAGTTGTAGCTGCCGCCGCTCACGGCCGCCCCCGCTTCAGGCTGTTCATCATGTCGGCCTGCGCCTTGGCGATCTCCTGCTGTACCTGCTCGCGGAACTGCTCGAAGTTGCCTTCGACGCGGATCTTCAGCGGGTAGCCGTCGGGGTCGACCGGCACCTCGTTCGCGGGGATGCCGACGGTCTCCTCGAAGGCGAGGATGGCGCGCGCGCCGAGCTGCTCGGCAAGATGCTGGCGCGTGCCGACTTCCGTTCCGTCGCCCTTGTAGGTGACGCCATGAGCGAGGTGCGCGAGCACCGCTTCGTCTGCCTGGTCGATGACGAGCACGAACGGCGTCTCGTCGGTGCCGTCAGGTCGTTCGACGGGGGGCAGTTCGAGGATCTGGATGCGGGCCATCGGCGCGGGCCTTTCGCGGTCAGGCGTCTTCGGCGCGGATGCTGATGCTGCGGGCGAAGACGGTGAGGGTGACGGTGACGAGGTCGCTGTCTGTGATGTCGTGGACGCGAATACTCGCGCCAGCCGGGATGGCGACGGAGGCCCCGTTGATGCGCACCTCGGTGGGCACGAGGACGCCTGCTTCTTCGGCGTTCGTGCATCGCTCGATGATCTCGATGTCTGCTCCGCGCTTAGCCACGCCGCGACCACCACCAGACGCCGAGCGTGTGCCCGCGCATCGTCTCGACGCCGCCGCCGAGGTCGGCGAGCACGGTGTCCATGTCGTCGGCGTCCCAGTGGTGAACGTGCTCCTCGTGCGCGTTACCGTCGACTTCGCCCTGGGGCGCGTCGACGATGGGGACGGACACGAGGATGTGCCACGCCCCAGCCGCCTCGATGCGGCGCAGGAGGTCGACGGCGTCTTCGCGGGGCATGTGCTCCAGCACGTCCCCGCAGATGACCAGGTCCCGGAGATAGAGGTGGCCGGGGGCGCGACGGGCGTCGAGGTGGTGGGGCTCGTCGTAGCGGCTCTTGAGCTTGTACCGGCTGATGTACGGCTTGTGGATCTCGATGGCCGTCCACCACACGCCCGGCCCGTCGGGCTCGTGCGGGCGGAAGAGCTTCGCGTATGTGCCGGAGCCGGGCCCGATGTCGGTGACGGTGCGCGGCTGGTGGCGCTCGAAGCGCGCGAGAGCCCAGTCCTTGCCCTCGTCGATGCTCGTGGGCATGGACGCTCCTCTCGCGTCGGGGTGCCTGCTGCCCGGCGGGCCGCCGTGGTGCCGGGCAGCAGGCGGGGCCCGCCCTGGGGGGACGTCGGGCCCGTTCGGAGGTCAGGCGGCGCGGGGCGCGCGTTGGGGTGTGGGCCGGTAGGTGGCGGCGAGGGCGCGTATTTCGGGGAGGGCGTACATGGTGCGTGCGCTGTGGCCGAGTCCGGTGGGCCGGCCGTCGCCCTGGAAGCGCTGGATGCGGCCGCGGCTGGCCCATTTCCGTATGACGGTCTGGGGTACGCCGGTGAGGCGTTCGGCGTCGTGGGCGTAGACGAGGTCGTCGGGGTAGAGGTCGTGCGGGCGCATGGCACCTCCCCGGCATGCAGAAAGCCCCCGACATGGCCGGGGGCTCCTGTGGTCTACGGGCACACTACTGGTGCCTGCGGTCACTGTGACATAGCGGTGATCGGCGGTCAAGCACAGACGGAAATCAGCCCAGTACGTGCCACGGGAACGGGCCACTCTGCACGGCGCGCACGTCCGGGTCCCAGAACCAGCGGAACGGGAAGACGGGGACGCCCATTTCCAGGGCGACGACGGCCCGGTGGTGCCCGTCGAAGACGAACACGTGCCGATCGCGCTCACGCACCCCGATGAGCAGGGGCTCCTCGACGCCCCGCTCGGGGATGCTGGCCCGCAAGTGCGCCAGCGTGTCGCGGCTGCGCCGGTGCCGCTCGTGGTAGCGCCGCGCGCCCTCCCAGGTGGAGAACTCGGCGGGACGGACGCGGCCGTCGCGCAGCAGGGCCGTCTTCATGCGGCCGGTCCAGGGGCTCATCGCCGCTCCTCTCGTCCGACAGTGCCGCGGAGCTTGGAGGCGGCCCATCCGGCGGCGAGGACGAGGCCGATGAACGTGACGCCGATGAACGGCAGCGCCGATCCCACGGTGCCGATGATGCCGATGAGGGTGCCGCCCATCATGACGACGATGGCGACGAGCGCGCCGGTGCACACCACGATGACGGCGAGGATCAGGAACGTGATGATGATGAGGCGCTGCAGCTCGGGCGGCAGGCCCTGCTGTACGGGCGCCTGCACGACGACGGGCGGCGGCTGCAGGGGCTGCCCGATGGTGAAGTGCACCGGGCGGCCCTCCGAGTCGTAGAGCACGTTCGGGGGCCGGTGGTGTGCGGGGACGGGCAGCGGCTGCCCGCCGTACTGGTGCTGCGGGTCGGGCAGCGGCTGCGGGGACATGAGGCTCCTCTCGGTCTCGGGTCAGTCGTTGAAGTACTCGTTGAGGCGGTCGCTGGACTCGCGGGCCGCGTCGGCGACCTCGCGGCGCTCCTCGGCGGCGCGCTGGTGGATTCCGGCGGCAGCGGTCTTGCCGGCGTCGGCCAAGCGGTCTGCGATCTTCTGGGCCCGGTCGGCCGACTGGTCGTAGTCGGCGGCGATGGCCGCGCGATCAGCTTTGGTGTATCGGCGCCAGGTCATGAGGCTCCTCTCAGGGGCGGTTGCTGTCGGCGAAGGTCTGGGTGTAGGCGTCACGCCCGGGGAGGGCGTCGATGGCGACCTGGTGCTCGGCGTTGATCCAGCCGCCGAGGTGGCACACGATCCGGTCGCCGCTGACCGTCCACGCGGGGTCGGCGGCGACGGCCTTGCGCGCGTCTTCGGCCGTCGTGAAGTGCTGGGTGAAGTCGTCGCCCCAGCCCCCGCCGCAGACGTCGCAGCGGGCCACGTAGCAGGTGTCGGTGGTGACGGGCTTCGGGGCTCCTCTCAGCCTCGGGCGTTCTTGATGTCGTCGTCGGTGGCGCCGGCCGCGTGGGCGGCGTCGAGGGCGACGTTGGCGATGACGGCGGCCTGGTCGGCTTCGGCGCTGCCGAGACCGTGCTCATTGGTGGCGTCGACGAGGTTCTGGATGGCGTCGGCGGCTTGCTGGGCTGCGCTCATGGAGGTCTCCTTCGGGGTTGGCGTCGGGCGGATCAGGGGCGGCCGGTCAGCCGCGGCGGTTGCGGTACGCCTGCTCGGCGCGAGCCACGCGGTCCTGCGCGGCGAGGTTGGTCTGGGCTTCGGGTGAGTCCTCGTCGACGACGCCGAGGGCGCCGGTGTTGACCGGGTCGCTGGCGAGCGCCTCACGGGCGGCGGTCAGTTCCTGACCCTCGGGGGTGTCGTCGGTGCTGCGGCTAAACCAGCCCATAACGGGCTCCTCTCGATGTGCGGGCCGGGGCTGTCCCGGCTCCCCTTGCCGCCCCGACGCCTGCCGGGGCGACGCGGGCAGCCGTCACCACCAGCTGGACGTCTTGGGGACGACCATGTGCTCGGGGTGGCCGTTGACCATGTGGTCGACGCACTGCGGGCAGTCCTCGCGCGGTGCGAGGTGGGCGTGTGCCTCGCGGCTGGCGTAGGCGTGGTGCCAGCACTGGCGGCACTCGCCGGGCGGGGTGGGCGGTACGGGCATGTCGGTCTCCTTGACCGGTCAGAGGGTTTCGCCGGTGCCGCGGCATACGGCGCAGCGGACCCAGGTGGTGTTGTGCAGGCGGGATTCGATCTCGAAGCCTTTGTCGCCGTCGCAGGCGCCGCAGGGGTTCTCGATGGGGCGTTTGGTGTGGCCGCCGGCGCGGGCCTGCCAGTCGGCGGTGAGTACGGCGGCGGTCGCGGTTGCGGCTGCCCCACGCACGCTGCGGGCGGCACCGCGGACTTGGCGCCGGATGACGCGCTTCGCTGCGGTCTTCGGCTTGCGCAGCCACGGCCTGGCGTGCTTGCGCCAGTTCAGCTTGAGGATGGTCTTCACGTCGTCGAGGCACGGCTCCGGGGCGAGCACGCCCTCGATGCGCACCCCGTACACGGTGACCGTGAAGGTGTCGCGGTCGCTGGCCCGACGCCGGCCGCTGCGCGCCCGCTGGATCATCCGCATGACGTCCACGGACAGGATCGGGTCCTCCCAGGAGTGCGAGCACACGATGCAGTTGGCGAGGGCCGGGCCGAGGGCGACCGGGCCCGCGGCGTCGAGCGTGAAGCGGACCGAGGCGCACTCGGGGCAGCCGACCGGCGCGCCGTTCATGGTCATCGCGTGGATATCGAGCCGGGTGGCCATATCAGGATCTCCTTCGCTTTTCGGTCGGACAGAGGTCGGACAAGACCCGGAAACGTGCAGGTGAGGGGTCGGACAGAGGTCGGACAGGAGGGCGCGCGATCAGCTCAGTCGAGTGGTCCGTGTCCGACCTCTGTCCGACCGGCGACCTGCGGTTTCACGGCCCGTGTCCGACCTCTGTCCGACCTCACTGCCGGGCATTTCGGGCCGTCGTGACGTCCGCGAGGAGGTATCCCAGCGTGCGCTGCCCGTCCGGGCCGGTGACCTTCTTCGCCTTCAGCGGCACCTTCAGCTGCTCCAGTTCATCGACGAGGGCTCCTCCGATGCGCGATGCCCAGGCGCGGTCCGTCTCGTCTTGCAGCCGGCCGTACTTGGAGGGCTGCGCCTTGGCCAGTACCTGGAAGACCTCGGCGTTGGTGGCGCAGTCCCGGCCGGTGGCGCGAGCGGCCGCTTCGAGGGTCTCCAGCAAGTCGAAGCGGATGATGCGGCCGTTGCCGCGTGCGCCGCCGGCCGCGGAGGACACGCCGGTCCTGGCGGTGAGGGCGGTCTCGATGGGGTCGTGCCACTGGCCGGGCAGCCGTCCGGCGGCCTTGCGGATTTCGTAGGCTTCGGCGACGACCTTGCGCTTGTCCTCGGGTTTGATCAGGTAGGAGCGGGCTTCGATGACGCCGGTCTCCGGCGTGGCCAGCCAGTGGCGGCCCGGCTGCGAGATCGGGATCTTTGATGCGTCGTAGCCCTGGCCGGCCATGCCGTCGCCGAGGATCGTATTGGACGCCGCCGGCGACTCGGTGTTCATCGCGGCGCGGGCGACGTGGTTCTGGCGGAGCCGGCCGCGGATGACGTCGACCTCGGGCACCTGGGTGAGGCTGATGAGGGTGACGCCGAGGGCCGCGCCGACCGCGGCGGTCTGCTGCAGATCCTCCACGGTCTCGTCGGCCCAGGGGCTCACGCCCTTGGGGGTGTAGGTGGCGAGTTCGTCGACGATGATGAGCTCCCGCCCGCCGAGCAGGCGCATGACCTCTTCGTAGTTCTCATCGTCGATCTTTTCGTAGCCGTGCTCGTCGAGCAGGTCCGACCGGCGGTTGATCTCTTCGACGACGATTTTGGCGGTCACGGCGAGACGGCTCGGGTTGCGCTTGACGAAGGTGGCGGCCAGCGGGGCGAACGGGTTGTGCTCCGCGGTGCCCTTGCCGTCGAAGAGCCGGACGTTGAGCCACGGGTCCTTGGCGGCGCCGATGAGGATGTTGGCGAGCAGTACGCCCTTTCCGCGGCGGGTGGCTCCCGCCACGATGAGGCTGGTGTCGCGCAGGTACAGGATGATCGGGTTGCCGCGTTTGCCGAAGGAGACGGGGATGCCGTCCCGGAAGGTGTTGACCGGCCCCTTGTGGTCCAGGAGCGGTGAGGCGCGCACCACCGAGTACGGGTCCTGGCTGCTCACCCAGACCTTCAGCCTCGACTCGCTGCTGCCTGCCCCGCGGTCGCCGTCCAGGTCCATCCAGTCCACGTGGACGTGCAGGGCGGAGGCGATCTGCTTCTTCTTCTCGGTGCCGAGCGCGGCGGAGGCGGGGATGCCGGAGGGCAGGTCGACGGTGTAGGCGATGCCGGGGCCTTCCTGGTGGGGCAGGCCCACGCCGCGGATCTCCTCGCGCCGCTTCTCCGGCACGACACCGGCTTCGACGAGGACACGCCGCATGTCCTGCTCCCCCAGCTGCGACGGGCGCCGCGGCGCCCGCGGGCTTGCGGCGGCCGGCTTCTCGGGCCGGCCGTGGTAGGCGCCGACGCCGACGGCTCCGGCCCCGAACAGCAGGTCCAGCCACCAGGGCCCGGCCGCCACGGTGACGGCGGAGCCGGTCACGCCGGCCGTGGTCCAGATCGCGGTCCTCAGGCGGTGCTTCTTCTTGTGGGCCGCGTACTCGGCCCGGCGGACGGTGACGACGGCGTTCGCCTTCGCCTCCGCAGCCAGGTTGCCCTGGGCGTTGCGCAGATCCCGCTTCGCCGAGTTGATCATCTGGGGGTAGTCGTCGTGCCGGGCCGCCCGCCACCGCTTCGCCAGCCGCCAGTAGCCGCGCGGTGACCAGACCACGTAGTACGGAAGATGCGTGGCGTGGTGGCCGGCGAAGTCGCGGCTGTTCGCCCACCCGTAGGCGACGTACTGCTTGAGCACCTTCCCGGACTTCATCCATTCCGGGCGCGGGCGAGGCTCGACGGTCAGCTTCTTCGGCTCGGCCGCAGGTGCGGCGGGCGGGTTCTTGACGAGGCTCAGGTGCGGGGCCGGCGGGGCGGTCTGGGGGGTGTGGTCGATGCTCACTGACCGGCCTCCTTCACGGCGGTCCTGGCGGTCTGCTCGATGGATGCCTGCTTCCTCGCGAGCGGGCTGTAGGGCGGGGTGTCGCCGGGGGTGCGGCGAGGCGGTGTGCCGCCGTTGTGGCGCCGCCCGTCCGGGGCGTCGGGGTCCCTCTTGGCAGGGTGGACCTTTTGGGATTCGATCTGCGCGAAGTCACCCAGGACGGGCACCTCGGCGACGGTCTTCATGCGGGCCTGCGCGGCCCGGCTGCGGGACTCCATCTCGGGGGTGATGCCGACGGTCTTGCAGCCGGTGACGCGGTACCACGCCTCGGCCCAGATCTGCTCGGTGACGACCGGCGCGCCGCGGGCCGAACGCATCGCGTCGGCGACCGCCCACACCTCCGTGTGGCTGTGGCGGCGGTCCTCGTCCCGGCGGTTCTGCTCCTGCTGGACGCGGGCCTGCTGCACCTCCTTCTCGTGGGCGGCCTTCCTTTCGGCCTCGGCCTTCTCCGCCTCGGCCTTCTCCTGGCGGACCTGCTCCTCGGCCTTGGCGCGCTCCGCGGCCTTCCGCTCCCGCCGGGAGGGGGTCCCGTCGGCCTTCTGCGCGATGCCGTGCTCGTAGACCATGAGCACGACCGGGCCGCCGAGGGAGGCGATGGCGCCGATCAGGCCCGCGTTCAGGCCGATGGCCGCGTTGGTGATGCCGCCGTGCAGGTTGATCCCGGCGGCGATGACGGCGCCGAGCATGATGCCGGCCCGGTAGGGGGTGACATCGCGGCGGTGCGCCACCGCCCACGCGGCGCCGAACGCCAGCGCCAGCGCGAACCCTTCGAGCAGGGCCGGGGCGGCCAGGAGGAAGGGCCGCCGGGGGTCCCAGAAGTGCATGAACTGCACCGGCCCGGCGATGATCAGGCCGATGGCGTAGATGCCGCGGGCCCCCCACTTCCAGGTGCGCTCGGCGCGCCGCTGCTCGGCCGCCCGCTTCGCCGCCTGCTCGGCGTCCGTCTCGGCCTGCTTGCGTGCCGTGTCCGCCGCGGCCCGGGCCGCCTCCTCCTTGGCCTTGCGCTCGGCGAGGTAGGCGGCGTGGGCGGCCTGGTCCTTCTCCAGCTTCATGCGGGCGCGCTCGTTGGCGATGCGCTGCCGCTCGTCTTCCGCCTCGGCCTTGGCGCGGATGGCGTCCGCCTCGGCCGCCGCCTTGGCGCGGATGGCTTCGGTTTCGGCGGCGGTGCGGGCCCGGATCGCCTCCGCCTCCGCTTCGGCGCGCGGGTCGGTCCGCGGCCCGGCGGGCGAGGTCGCGGCATCACCGTTCGGCGTGCCGTTGACCTTCTCCAGCGTGGTGGTCACGGGGACTTCCTTCCTTGCAGATCCGTGCGAGAGCGGCGGGTCAGAGCTGGTCGGGCGAGACGGAAAAGAACACGACGATGGCCGCGGGGAAGCCGTACTTGTTCATCAGCCGGTCGTAGACGGTCTTGAACGTCTGCTGGTGGGTGTGCACGCCGGGGACCACGCCGATCGAGCCGTCGTCGGTGGTCATGCGCCCGTCACCGGACTGGAGCGACATGATCCAGTGGTGCTGAATCTCCTGCTGCTGCACGGTGCTCATGACGATCGGTTCCTTCCGGTCAGAGGGCGGGGCCCGGGATGAGGCCGGCGATGTACAGGGCGAGGAAGACGGCCGGGACGATGACCCCGAAGACGAGGGAGAAGGTGCGCATCACGCCCGCCTCCGCCTACGCTCGGGCTGGTGGGTGGCCATCCACACGAGGGTTACGGCGAGCGAGGCGACGAGGGCGACCGCACGGGCCGCATCGGTCTCCACGACCCAGCGCACGGTCACGAAGACGGCCTGCGTCAGCCCCGGGCAGGTCAGGAGCAGCGCGAACAGCAGCGACCAGGCGACGACGGCAGCGGTACGCATCAGCGCCTCCCTCGGGTGCAGCGGCAGCGCGGTCCGTGGGCCAGCGCGCACAGGTCCTGTACGGACAGGCCGCCCAGGTTGCTCCGGTGGGTCACGGCGTCCTCGTGGTCGTCGACGCCGTCGATCTGCCATCCGCGGGTCTCCCACACGCCGTCACGGAGCCGCGTCAGCGTGCCGACCTGCTTCACCCGGCTCCGGCGCTCTTCCTGTGCCTTCTCCTCGGCCTCGCGGCGCCGGGCCCACTCGCGTCGGGCCATCTCGGTGCACCGGAGCTGCTCAGCCTGCCGCTCTTGCTCGGCATGCTGCGGGCTGCGCTGGTAGCGCTCTTCTTCCGTCTCCATCTCGGAGAACTTCGGTCCGCGGCGGAACAGCCCCATCACGCCACCTCCTGCTCGGCGCCGTACAGCTCGTCGGCCAGCGGCGACTCGTCGGGGTGGCGGCGGTCGTAGCGGGCGGCCTCGGCGTACAGCCGCATCTGCTCGAACGGGTCGTCGCTGGCGTGGTAGGCGGTGACCAGCTGCGCGTGGTAGGTCTCCGCGGCGGTGTGACGGGCGACGTCGGGCAGGTCGTACAGCTCGGCGGTCGTCATCGGACAGCCTCCTGTCGATAAGTCGATACGGGTGGATGGGCGGGCCCCGAGCTCGTCTCCCGGGGCCCGCGCGTCGAGTCAGTCGTTGCGGCTGCGTTCCGCGGCCTTCGCCAGCTCGGCGAGGCCAGCGAGGCGGTCGGTGGACTCCGCCATGGCGTGGCAGGCGATGTCACCGGCCTTGTCGATGTCGCCGTTGGCGACCGCTTCCTTCATGGCCGCGAACTGGTCGTCGTAGAACTCGTCGCTGTCGCTCATGAGGCTCCTTCTCAGCGGGAGTGCTGGGGCTTCCAGGTGCCGTTGTTCAGGTCGTTCAGCTCGTCGAGGTAGCCGTCCACGGCCTTCCCCATCTGGCCGGCCAGCGCGACCTGACCATTGCGCTCGCAGTCGCGCCGCGCCTTGTGCGCGTCCTGGATGTCGGACTCGATGTCCGCCTTCAGGTCACTGTCGGAGTGGGTGCCGGCCTCGAAGAAGTGACGTCCTGCTGCCATGAGTGCGGGTCCTTTCGGCTCGTGCAGGCCGGACCGTCCGGCCGCCGCACCCGCACGGGACTGCCGCGCGGGACGGAAGCGGGAGGGTCAAGCCGCGGTCTGCTGCGGCGTCCACGGCAGCGGCAGGTTGTCGCCGGCAGCGCGGGGGACGACGTGGGCGTGGGCGTGCCGGATGCTCTGAGTTGCCTCACGGCCCTCGGAGATCAGCAGGTTGAAGGGCCGGCCGGTGGCGGCCGCGTACTCGGCGGCCCGCTGCATCACCGCACCGGTCACCATCGGGTCCTCGGCCGGGCCATCGACGTGCTCGCGAGGGATGATCAGGGTGTGGCCGGTCGTAACCGGGTTCAGCGGCACGATCGCGATCGCGTCCGACCAGCGGGCCACCACGGTGGCCGGGGCCAGGCCCGCGACGATGTCGCAGAACGGGCACGGGGCGGCGGTCACGGCGTCACCTCCCGGGCGGTCTGGATGTTCAGTCCGAGCTGGCGGTGGTCGCGGCGCTGGATGGACGCGCCGTAGGCGGCGTAGCGGGCCTGGTCCTCCTCGTGCCGGGTGCGGCAGCGGTCGCAGTGCTCGCGGTGGAGGGCCTCGGCGGCGTCCGTGTAGAGGTCGGTCATGACGACTCCTTCGGCACGATCTTGAAGACGTCGCCGTGCGCGGAGTACACGACGTGCACGTCCTCACCCGCCGCGCGGAGAACCTCCACGGCGGCGTCGAGCATGGGCAGGGAGCGGGTGGAGCCGGCGGGGAGCTGGCGGGGGACGGAGACGGTGGGGGCGGTGGGGGCGGGGGTTGCCGTGGCCATCACTAGGCCACCTCCTCGGCGGGTTCGACGGTGGCCTCACGAAGGAAGCGTTCGAGTTCCGTCTTGGCGATGCGGAATCGGGGGCGCCCGTTGCCGCTCTTGGCGATGTCGATCGCTGCGATACGGCCGGACTTGATGAGCTGGCGCACGTGCTGCGAGGTGCCGCGGATGTGGCGGGCTACCTCTCCAGTGGTCAGGTAGTCGCCCACGGGGGCGACGGAGACAGGCGTCACTAGGTGCTCCCCTGCGGTCGACTGGGGTGGGCACTACTAGGAAACCAGACCGCTCCAGAGCAATCAATAGCTCTAGAGCAGGCTCGGGGATTTCGAGACAGCAAAAAGGCCCCCACCCCGAGAGGTGAGGGCCAAGAACAGCAGGTCAGGACGAGAAGTCGTACACCAGCAGGAATCTGGCGGCGTCCATAACCATGCGATTCAACTCCACGACGCGGCCGTCCGCTCGCATCGCCAAGCGGTGCTGCTCGATCACAGGGTCGCCAGCCGCAAGATGAAGATCGTCCACTTCCGCAGGAGTCGCAAGGCGGCAGCGAACTTGCTCGCGAAAGTCCACTGGACCGTGACCGGCTTCCCGTAGGCGCTCGTAGATGCCGCCTTCGCCAGTATCGATCTCGGTGATCCGAGTGCCGCGCGCGAACTCGTCAGGAATGTACGACGTGGCCCGCATGACGGGCAGTCCGTCAACGACGTACTTACGATGCCGCCGCCAGACACTGCTCCCCGATTCAAGGTCGAGCACCCGCGCTACATCGTCAGGAGCTTTCGGGAAGTCCACCTGCGGCTCGACGACCCTCCATTGACGCCCCTCGACATCGACATCCCACATCGAGCGAGCCCCTTCCCACTGGTCGGGGTAGAGGCGCTTCAACGCGTTGCGAACGATGGGCTTCCACTCCGCCAGGAACCACCCCGAGCCGACTCGGGACTCCAAAACGCCCTCATCCTTAAGCACCCCCAGCGCCTGCCGCAGGGTCATCTGCGACTTCGTGATCTCGGCGTACTCCCTGAGCAAAGCCCGCTCGGAGGGGAGCTTTCGCGTCTCGGAAAACTCGCCGCCATCGATCCGACTCCGCAGGTCGTCGGCGATCTCTCGATACTTGTGCGGCTCGCCGGCCTTGGGCGTCACTCGATCTCCTTCAGGTCGGATCCTTCTAGAGCAACGCTACCTGCTCTACCCGCAACACGATCAGGAGAGGTCTCGGCCGATTACGTCCGACCACTACCCTCAATTGCTCTAGAGCGCTACGGTTGCGCTACTTGGTCGTGACTGCGGTCACACCTCCGAGGGGACACCTCTGCCTACGCCGAAGGGATCCCATGAACAGCACCAACGAGCGCACCGACCTCTACCGCTACTACGACGACGCCGACGTCCTGCTGTACATCGGCGTCTCGAACCGGCCGGAGTTCCGCGCGAAGGCACACTTGTACGAGAATCGGCGCGACGACTGGCCGAAGCGGGCTGTCCGCCGCGTTGACGAATGGTTCGAGACTCGCCCTCAGGCGCTCGCGGCCGAGGAGGCGGCGATCAAAGCAGAGAAGCCGCTCTACAACGGCAAGCACGCCTACGACGACGCCGTTTTCGCCCCGGACTCCTGGCCCAAGGTTCCCGTCGGGCGGAAAGTCCCGTTCATCGCCAGCCTGATGAGAGCGGAGATCGCCAGCGGGCGCTGGGCTCCGGGGCAACGCATCCCGTCGCTACGTGCGATAGGGGCGGCTGTCGGCGCTAGCCAGCGGATCGTCAGCCAGTCGTCCGGCCTCTTGCAGAAAGAGGGCCTCCTCGACTTCCGGCCGGGCCATGGCCTTTTCGTCGTCACTCGGCGCGCGCCCCTGCCGAAGCTGCCTCACGACTGGCCCCGCCGGCTCGGCCTCCCTGGATAGCGCCCCGTCGCCACCGCGCCTCGGCCACCTGTCCCACCTCCGCCAGCACCGCCCCAGCGCCTAACGTTAGGCGGTGGTCCCCGACCCGCAGGCCGTGGCCCGCGCGGGTCGCCTCGGAATGTTCCGGCGTGCTCCGCCGGACCGGCCGGCGCCCGGGGGCAGTGAGTCACGTGACTCAGTGCCTTCACCACCCCCGAAATTTTGGGGGTGGTGAAAGGGCGGCCGTCGGCACTGTGTCACGTGGCGTAGTGGCTGCTCGGCGCTCTCTCGGGTGTCCTATAGCTTTGGGAAATAAATAACGGGTACAGGCCACTCCCCCCGGCTTCAAGGGTAATCCGTCTCGCGGTTCGAGGGCCCCGATCGGCGATTTTCGATCTGCGTGGATCGCGTTCAATCTGCGCAGATCAGAGCCGAAACCGGAATACACTCTCTCAGTTGCATAAAGTCCCGAAGGCTGATTTCATAAGCGCTTCGTGCGACCGCTCAAACGAACACCGAAAGCACCGATCCACGCAGATTGGAACGGCGCCGAATTCGACAGGAGGTTCCCGGTGTTACACCTCGACGTAAGCGACCACGATGATCGTGCCGAGTGTGGTGGCGTAGCAGATGACGCGCACGCCGCCCTGCTGGTGTTCACGCAGGGGGCTGTCGGCGAGTGGTCGGCCGATGTCCGGAGCGGCGGCGATGGTGTCGAGGACGGGGTCGAGCCGGGCGAGGTCATGGTCGGTGAGGGCGGCGAGCTGGCGTTCGGCGGTCTCGTGGAACGTGACGAGGGCGCGGCGCTCAGGCAACGTCGTGGGCCGCAGCGTCGTGGGGCGGGAGGCCGCGTTCGGCTCGGATGTCGTCCCAGGGGCGGCAGTGTTCGAGGTCGACGCCTTCGTCGGCGAGTTGGAGCAGCGCGTAGGCGAGGGCCGGGTCCTGAGGGAAGGCGTCGCGTGCGGCGCGGCGCATGCTGTCGGCTTCGTCGGGGTCGAACACGATCCGGGCCATGGCCGTCCTCCTGGTGCTGGTCCCGGCTCGACGGTAGCGCACGGCCTCGCGGGATGGCACGGCCGTCACACGGAGGGAGGGATCGACACCTCGGGGCGGCCATTTCCGGCCAACACGTTCCCGACTCTCCACGCACCTCATCCTTGTAATTGGCATTACGAGGATGAGCATCAAAGCGCAGGTAGCAGGCTTTCCCCTGTCTCTTATAACTCACCTGACCTGCGGCGTTCCCGAAATAATAGACACGAGGCGAGCTTCCGGTTTCACGTCCTGCACCCCGTGGCGCGTTCTAGTCTCATCTCGCCAGCAGCACAACGGCCGGGCGGCTCGCGACCATCTGACTCCTGTGTCACATCTGTGTCAACCAATCTTGAGGGGAGGGGGTTGACTGTCGATCAGGCGCTCCTGTCGCTGGACAACCGCGAATGTCCAACCTCCGGCCCTGTCCCCTGCAGCCCAGGCCAGGAAAGCTGGCCAGGGCATCGAAGGGTTACGTTTTGTAACCCTTCGCTCTGCGGATCGGTGGTTGGGTTGTCGCAGCACAACGGCCGGACGGTTCGCACCCGCCCGGCCGCCGCTAGACCAGCGAGTTCGCACCTCGCTGACCAGTAGAGATCAAACCCGCTACAGGAAAGAGAGCTCTGCCATGAGCGTAGCAAGGCACGACATCCCAGCCGACTCCGCCGAAGCCCCCGTCCTGACCTCGGCCGTCGACCGTCTGTCGGGTGCTCCGCTGTTCGAGACGAGCCTGGACTCGTCGTGGGGCACGTATCCGACCGGTCAGCCGCACCAGGTCCTCCAAGCCCAGATCTGCTACGACCCGGACACCGGTCGCCCGGAGCTGACGTTCGATGCGGGTGGCGACGACTGGGTCACCCTGACCCCCGACGAGCTGCGCGCCTACGTCGCCCGGGTCCGTGACCACCTAACCTGCCTGCACGCCATGGCGGATCAGTTTGAGGCCCTCGTCGGGGCGTAGCTCGTCCCGTCCCGTCCCGCGGCGTCGCTGCGGCGTCGCCGCTTGGCCCTGTAGGGCATGGGCGGCCGGGGCGCGGCGGGTTCGGGTGAACCGGCCCCGCGGGCGGCCTGGGCCGTGCTGAGGTTGCGTGATCCAGGTAGGAGGCAGTGGAGCATGGCGGTGAAGCCGTTTTCGTGCAAGTGGCCTGGCGGAGAAGGCCAGCAAGGGGATGGCGTGCTGGAGGGCGGCCCGCAGGTCGGCGATGTGCTGGTCGCGGGCGTCGGCGGCGGGCGTGGGAGCGGTGGTCATGCGCGAGCCTCCGCTCAGTGCCGTCCGGCGATGCGGTTGAGGTCGGCGTCGAGGACGGCCAGGTCGGGGTGGTCGTGCAGTTCTTGTTCGCGCATCCATGCGGCGATGTCGGCTTTGTGGGCGGCGCGGACGTCGTAGAAGCTGGTGCCGGTGAGCATGGCGAGGGCGTCCGTCGCATCGTCGTCGAGGCCGTTGTACCGGTTGGCGGGGGCCCACATCCGGGCCATGTCGGGGCAGGGGGATCCGGCCGCGACGAGCTTCTCGTACAGCCACTGCCGGAACGGCGTGTCCTGGTGACGCCAAGCGGGGTCGTAGTTGTCGTATTCGGGGTCGTCGTAGCCGGGGCCGATGATGGGCATGAGCGTTCCCTTCGGGCTGTAGCGGCTTGCGCGCAGCATGAAGTCCCCGCCCGGCTGACCGGACGGGGACTTCTGGTATGGCATGCGGCGCCGCTGCGGCGGGCCGTTATCCGTGTTTTGTGACTGTCGGCGAGGATGTGTCGTCGGCGGTCAGTCCGCCGTGCCGACGTACCGGTAGCCGGTGCTGGTCGGGCGGAGGCGCGTGAGGTCGATGCGGGTGTGCCGTGTCCTGGGTACGGGGATGGCGCCCTGCGCGGTGAGGGTCACCTGCTCGGCTTCGGCGTGGGTGGCGTCGATCGAGACGATGCGCAGGTACCGGCCGTAGCTGCGCCGGTCGGCGTCCTGCCAGATCTGGCCGACGGCGGGGGCGGGGGTGGCGGTCATCGGGGGCTCCTTCGGTGTGATGGTCAGGCCGCGGCCCGGTCGGCGAGCGGCAGTTGGAGTACTTCGGCGTGCCCGTACTGGGTGCCGCAGCCGGTGCAGCGCCGGCCGGGGGTGGTGAGGGTGACGCGCATCGGCTGCCCGCACCCGCAGCGGACGGTGACGCGGCGTTCCGTTTGTTCGCCGGTGACGAGCCGCTCGGCGTGGCTGTGGAGGGCGCGGATCTCGCGGTGCAGGTCGGCTGCGGCGCTGAAGCTGCTGTAGATCCACGGCGCGTTGGCAACGAGGAACGTCACCGTCCCGGCGAGCGTCTGCCGCAGGTCACCGCGGAACGGCGGCGCCTCGTAGCCGAGTTCGTCGCGCACCGCGGCCTCCCACTCGGCGAGGACGGTCACCAGCCCGCCGCGGGCCCGCAGGTCCAGCACGTGCAGCGAGCACGGCAGCGGGGCCCCGCGCGTTCCGCTGACGCGCCCGTCGCCCCGCCCGGAGCCCGGCTCCAGCAGGTCGCCGAGCTGGTCGTACAGGCCCGGCAGGGCGTGGAGCATCATGGTGCCGCGGTCCTGGCAGATGCGGCACGCGAGACGATCCCGCTCGCCGTCGCGCAGGCCGTACATGCAGATCGTGCAAACGGGGTTGACGGCGTCGAGGTCGTGCATGGCAGTCTCCTTGCAGTCGTGCGGGCGGGTCAGGCGGCGGTGCCGTTGGCGGGACAGCCGGGGTAGTGGCCGATGCGGCTGCCGCAGCACACCTTGCCGGCCTCCCCGCGGACGGGGCGGAGGTGGCCGGCCGCATGTGCGGCTCCTTCCTCCTCGGGCCACTGGCATCCGTCGAGGCCGCGGCGGTGGGTGTCGGGGACGACGGCCAGAGGCCAGCCGAGACGGTGCAGGCCCATCGCCAGCAGCACGTAGGCGTCGGCCTGGTCGTAACGGCCCGGCCCGTCGCACTCGACGCCGTAGCGGGCCCGCACAGCGTCCCGCACGGCGCCCTTCGCACCGGACCCCTTGCCGGTGGCGTAGAGGGCGCGGCAGGACGGCGGGACGACCGCGTAAGGGATATCCCGGCGCCAGCAGGCGTGACGGACCATGACCCGCAGGCCGGCCAGATCCTCGTGCCGGTGCGCCACCCCGCCGCCGAACGACGGGCCCTCGATGACCACCAGGTCGGCGCCGCGGATGTGGTCGGTGACCCGGTCGACGATGAAGGCCAGCCGCGGATGACCGCGCACACCCGTGCGGGGGCGGATGGTGTCAGTCCAGCCCTCCCCGGCCACGCCGGTACAGGTAAGGCTCAGATCCAGGCCGATCACCCGGGGAACCGCTGCCACGGGGTGCTGCTCGTACTGCATCGAAACTCCCATCACGCTGCGGCCGAGACGCCGAGCCGGTTGAGGATCGCCGAAAACTGGTGCACGGCCTGCAGGTCGGAAACCTCGCCCGCCGTACTGCCGGGCGGCACGGCGATGCCCTTCATGCGGCAGAACCCCAGCTGCTTCACGCTCGCCGGACGGGCCCGCCACGGCGCCGAACGGCTGGCCAGCCACCGGCTGCCCATCGCCCGGGCCTGCCGCTCCAGCCACGCCTTCGCCTCCGGCAGCGGCAGCGGCTCGTCCTGCCTCGGGCCGACCACACCGCGCTCGGGATCGAAGCGGCGCATCCAGTACGTGCGGTCCACCGGGTTGCGGACCAGGAAGACGAACACCGCGTCGCCGGCCGGGATGAACCACACGCCCGAGTCGGTCCGCAGCCAGCGGGCGGTCGATGTGTGGAACAGGTCGAACTCCTCGACCTGGATACGGGAGACGTCCAGGCGGCGCCGCGTCTCCTCCTCGGACGCCCGCGCCGCCTCGCGCAGCGACTGCTTCTCGTCGGAGACGGTCACGGTGCGCCCGGTCAGGTCCACGATGGAGGCGAGCTTGTGCCGGGTGGAGGCACCCATCACGTCGAGGATCAGCGCGTCGGTCTTGCCCTCGGACAGGCGCAGCGCGCGGCCCGCCATCTGGCAGTACAGGCCCGCTGACTTGGTGGGGCGGGCGATGACGGCGCACGACGTCCACGGCGCGTCGAAGCCCTCGGTGAGCACCATGCAGTTCGCCAGCACCTGCACGTCGCCGCTGCGGTAGCGGTCCAGGACCGCGGCCCGCTCATCGCGGCCCATGTCGCCCCAGACGGCCGCCGCCGGGATCCCGGCGGCGGTGAACGCCTCCGCCATGGACTGGGCCGTGGCCACGGTCGGCGTGAACACCACCCCGGGCCGGCCCGCCGCATGCTCCTGGTAGGCGCGGGCGACAACAGGCCCGGCGTCGGAGTCCTCCAGGGCCTGGCCGAGCTGCCCGTCCTGCAGGTCGCCGGCGCGGGTGCGCACCGCATCGAGGTCGAGGCCCTCGACGATGACGCGCTTGCCGCGCACGTCGCACAGGTAGCCGTCCTCGATCATCTCCAGGATGTCGAGGGTGAAGACGACCTCCTGCCAGACCTCGGCGAGGCCGCCGTCCGCGCGGGTCATGGTCGCGGTGAACCCGGCGACGGGCAGCCCGCGCCAGGCGCCGAAGTGTTCCAGGACGGTCATGTAGCTGGGGGCGGCGGCGTGGTGGCATTCGTCGACGATGACGACGCCGATGTCCCGGATGGCTTCGCGGCGCCGCTCGACGGCCAGGGTCTGGATGGAGGCGACGATGACGTCGACGTCCTGGTGCTCGTCGCGTTCGGCCTTGACGACGCCGACGCGCAGGTCGGGGCGGACGGTGCGGACCTTGGCGGCGGCCTGGTCAAGGAGTTCCTCGCGGTGGGCGATGACCAGGGCGCGCTTGCCGTCGAGCTGGGGCAGGAGCTCGCTGATCAGGTTGGCGAAGACGACGGTCTTGCCGGCGCCGGTGGGGAGGACCACGGCGAGCCGGTTGCCGGAGCCCTGCCATCCGGATATCAGGGCCTTGATCGCGTCGCTCTGGTAGGGACGCGGGGCGAACATCTCGGGCATTTCACTCATGACGGTCACCTCGGCTCGTCGTTGCGGGGTTCTGCGGGGATGTTGCGGGGTTGTCTGCGGGGATGTTGCGGATCTTCCAAACCGGCTTTGAGCTGGCCTTCTGCGGGGTTTGCGGGAATCTGCGGAATGTTTGGGGGGTCTTCGCGTATAGGGACCGGGATTTTTCGTGTTGACGCATCACGCTGCGTGTTGCGCGTGCCGTGTGTTTCGCGATCCCTATATGGGTGAGGTAGCGCCACTCCCCGCAAAACCCCGCAACCCCGTATACGTGCAGGTCAGAGCCGATTTTTGCGTTGCGGGAAAACCCCGCAACTTGCGGGGTTTTGTCGATCACCGGTCGGTCCCCGTGGCCTCAGTGGCGAGATGCTGCTCGACGCGCCAGGTGTTCTGCTTCAGGTGGCTGTCGTAGACCATGACGACCTTGAGGTCCTCGAAGTAGCGGCCCTGCCGCGCCTTCAGCCAGTGGCCCAGCTGCTTCCCGGACGGCAGGTCTCCGTTGTGGAGCTGCGGCACGGTGTCCTTCAGGCCGAGCAGTGTCTTCGTGGTGACGGGCTCGCTGCCGAGCTTGTGGTGCCAGTCCGTCAGGAACGCCGCCCACTCCTGGGCCTCGTCGTCCAGTGCTGTGCTGGCCTCGCCTCGGTCGGCCAGCCAGCCGGGCACCTGGAGGTAGCCGAGGATCCCTGCGATGACGGAGGCCCATGGTGAGTAGTCGCCCATGCGGGTGTTGATGGTCGTGGCGCCGGCGGCGAGCCAGCCGCGGACCATGGTGACGAGGGCGGCGACGATGGTGGATGCGTTGTCAGCGAGCCAGGCGCGGAGGTCGCCGACGGTGAAGTTGTCGCGCTGGTCGGGGTTGGGGCAGTCGGGGTCGAGGCGGACCCAAAGGGTACGGCGCAGGTTGTCCCCGCCGGTGCGCAGGTTGTTGCCGGTCAGCACCCAGAGCCGGTCGTTCGGCATGGTGACGCTACTGGTGCTCCCGAGGAGTCTGTCACTCCACGTGGCGTTCGTGACGAGGGAGGACAGGATCGGGCTCTTGATGATGTGCCCGTTGGGCAGGTTGTCCATGGCGATGACCGGGTCGCCGCAGTCCCACATCTTCGCTGTGATGGCCTTGCGCAGCTCGGCGTCGTTCTCTGCCCAGGGGGTCTCGGCAAGCCCGTACAGGCGGCCGAACACGTCTTTCAGGAGGGTCTTGCCGGAGCCCTGTGAGGTGCTGGTGATGACGACGAGCGGTGTCGGCCCTGGGCTGTAGGGCCGGATGATCGGGCAGAGGAGGGCGCCAAGGTATTGGGCGCGGTCGGAGTCGGCGACGAACGGGAAGTCGGCGAGCATCTGGTTCAGGACGATGTCCTTGGCCCTCGCGACGGATTCGTCGCTGACTTGCGGGGCGAGCCTACGGATGGGCGTGCGCGGGTGCAGGTAAAGGCCGGTCGCGCGGTCGTAGCCGGGTGCTTTGACGAGCGTTCCGTCGGGCCGGACCACGGGAGAGGTGACGATTCCCCGCAGGGGCAGCAGGGGCCAGTCGCGGCGGCCGAGGATCGTGCTGCACGTCTTGGGCATGAGGAGTTCGCGGACTTCTTTGGTGCCCTCCGTGAATGGGTCCCTCACTACCTGGTAGGTGGTGACGTGGTCGCCGAGGTAGGCGCGCAGGTTGTCGGCCCCCAGTTGCTTGACGAGCGGGTTGCCCTGGTCGTCCTGGTACACCCAGCAGGGGCCGGTGGCCCGCTTGTACAGGTCGGGGAGCTGGCCGTTGGCCATGATGTGGAGGAGGCCGTCGATGGCGTCGGCTTCGTTGGTGATGTCCAGTTCGGGCTTGTTCCTGACGATGCGCAGGTCTGGCCCGCCGGCCGCCTCGTGCTCGTCGGGTACGGGCAGGGTGTCGGGGTCGAGGGCGGCGGAGCCGTCGGTGAAGGGACCTGCCTGGCGGGGGACGGAGGACAGACGCTGGCGCGGGGGCTCGGATCCGTAGCCCTTGCCGCGCAGGTCGGCGGCGGCGCGTTTGAACGCATCGGCGGTGGTGGCGCCTTGGGTGAGCAGGGTGTAGGCGGCGAACTTGTCGTAGGGGGTTTCGGCGTCGAAGACGGTGGAGGTGGAGAAGACGTAGAGGCGGTCGCGGTCGGCGGCGTGGCCGGTGGTGGCCGAGATTCCGCGCGGCTTGTCCTTGCGCCGCCAGTAGGTGGTCCGGCCGCGAGTGAAGAGCGGATCGAACTCCTCGCCGATGATCTCGGACCAGTCGGCTTTGTTCTCGAAGTCGTCGCCGGGCCGCACGTACCCGGCGGGCAGGTCCCGTTTGGGCCGCGGCGCGGTCTTGGCCCTCTCTTCGGTGGGCATCGCGTCGTGTGCCCGGCACAGGGCGTACAGGGCGTCGAGGTCGTCGGGGGTGACGACGGCCATGGTGGTGGGGCCGCCGGCCAGTCGCAGGTAGGGCTTGCCGCTGGGGTGTGTGGTGCCGTGGGAGGGGGCGATGACGACGAAGCCGCCTTCGCCGCGGGTTTCGATGAGAACCCGCACGATTTTGGTGTTGGGGCGTTCAGCGAGGCGCTGGCGTTCTTCGGGGGTGTATTCGTCTTCGCGGGCGAGGCGGCGGGCGAGCTTGGTGTTCCCGGCGGCGGGCCTGCCGTCGACGACGACCTTGTAGTGGACGCCGCCGGAGGGCGACTGGTCGGCCCAGCCGGTGGTGACGGCTTCCCAGAGGTCGCCGAGCCCGCTGTTGTGGGCGAGTTCGCCGACCTCGTCGAGGACGCCTTCGCGGACCGCGAGGCCTTCGAACTCGATGAGTTCGATGTTGCCGGAGACGGCGCCGGTGACGATGCCGATGCCGGTGCGGCGGCCGTCGCCGAACCACTGGTCGTGCTCTTCCGGCGTGGACCTGTTCACCTTGTAGGGGGTCCAGGTGCGGACATCGGGGGCTTTGGTGCCGTCCGCTTTGACGGGCAGGACGCACAGGCCGGCGTCGTGGAGTTCGGCAGCAGCCAGCCGCAGGGCGGCTGGCTCGGCGTCCAAGGTCACGGCGTGCTTCTTTCGCTGGTGCGGGTGGTTTGGGGGCGGCGGCCTCGGGGCGGGCCACGGCGGGCGGGGCGCGGGGCCGGGCGGGGGCTCTCACGCGGCGGCCCGCTGTTGCATGCGCCACCGCTGGCGGGGTGTGGTGCCGCCGCGGACGCCGGCACGCTGCCGGAAGTGCTGGCCGCCTTCTTCGTCGAGGGCGGCGGCGAGGCAGGGTCGGCGCACGGGGCAGGTGGCGCAGACCCGCTTGGCGGCGTTGACATCGGCGTCGGTGTACTTCTCGGGCGAGAAGGTCTCAGGGTCGGTCTGCGCGCAGAGCGCCTCGTCGCGCCAGTCGCCGGGCCTCATGCCGCGCTCCTCATGTCGCGGATGAGGTCGTGGACATAGGCAGGGGCCATGCCGAGCCGTTCGGCGATCTCGTGCTCGGGGATGCTGTACGCGGCGAGGTGCGTGATCTCTTCGCGGCGGTGTGCGGCCAGTTCGTTGCGGCTGCGCTCCTCGCCGCCTGTCGCCGGTACGAACGCCGGATCGTCGATTTCGTCGATGTCCCAGTAGCCGACTCCCAGCCACCCCTTGGATGCCGCACGATCCCGGCCCGCGCGGGCCAGAGAGGGCCGGACACCTTCCCGCTCTGGCTTCAGCCCGCTCAGCCGCCCGTAGAGGCCGTGCACATCGTCGGCGACCCAGCGCCGGACGGTGCCGTCGCCGCGCCCTGCCTGCAGGTAGATCACGTACTGCTTTTTGCGGCCGAGGCGCCGGGCGAGTTCGGCGGCTGGCCATCCTTCTGCAGCGAGTGCGCGGAGCCTGCGCCGCGTGCCGCAGGCATCGACATGTGATCCGTTGCGCCCAACGGGTTCCTGGGGGACGCGGACGGCGAGGATGCGGGCTTCGACGGCGTAGTGGATGCGGGCCTGGCCGCGGGCGATCCGGTAGATGACGCTGGAGGCGGTCTTGGCAGCTTCGCTGATGTGGATGTCCTGCATTCCGGCTGCGCGTAGGCGGTCGATGTGTGCTGCGGCCCGGTCGGTTGTGCGCAGTGTTCCGCGGCCGGTGGACCGAAGGTAGTGACGCATGCGCACCTCGGCGGTGGTGGCCCGGACGCACAGGCGGCAGCGGCAGCCGCGGCGGTAGCGCTTCGGGTCGCCGTGCTCGAACGCCTCGGCGGGGACGGCCTTCCTGCTCATTTCTCCCCCTGTTCGGTCTTCCAGACCTGTTCGCAGACGGAAAGTGCGGCGTCGTCGTGGCCGGGCCTGGTGTCGGTGTCGGCGGGGTCGTCGAGGGGCTCGCGGCCGACGAGGAACGGCGTCTCGGGCCCGGCCGGGCGGCGGGCGGCGCGGGCCGCGGCGGCCTCCATGCGCCGCAGCGCCTCCTGGCGGCGGACGCCGACCCAGTTGTGGACCGCGTAGGCGAGGAGCGTGAACCCGGCCGAGCCGAGCAGCAGGGCCACGTTCGCGGCACTCATGCGGCGGCCCTCCGGCGCTCGGCGCGGGCGGCGCGGCGGTCCTCGCGGCGACGGCGGGCAGCAGCTTCGCGGTGCTCGGCCGGGACGCCGATCCACACGTGCACGAGGCTGAGGTGGGCCCGCTCGCTGCCGCCGTACCCGTAGTGGCGGATGACGCCCGCGTTCTGCAGGCGGGCGGGCAGCGATCCCCACTGCGACTTGGGGCAGGGAGGGTCGGGCAGCTTCTTCTTGCGGGCGACCTCGTCGACGGTGAACGGCTGGCCGGTGTCGGCGGCTGCGACGAATGCGCCCCAGACCTCGGTGACCCAGGCTTCGAAGTCGTCGACTATGCGGCGCGTCTTCGCGGGGGCCGGGGCGGCGAGGTCGGTGCCGTCGAACGCGGGCTGGATGTGGGTCACAGCGCACCTCCAGCACCCTCGAAGAGGGCGGCGGTGACCGCGTTCTCGGCGTCGGCCGTGTCGTTCCAGCAGTCGAGGCAGAGGAAGGTGACCGGCAGTTCAACATCGATCTCGTGCCAGGGCTGCTCTTGCGACTGGTAGCGGAAGAGGCGGCACGCCTGGCGGCAGTTGGGGCAGACGCCGTCGTGGGAGGTGCCGTGGATGAGGGCTTCTTCCTGCTCGCGCAGCACGGCCTGCCAGGCGTCGAAGGTGACGCCGCAGTCGGTGCAGGGGCCGGGGCGGAAGATGGAGCCGTGCGGGGGCTGCACGGGGAAGCCGTGCTTGCACAGGGAAACGGTCATGGTGTGCTACTCCTTGGGGTAGCGGCGCCCCGCCTGATGGCCGCAGGCGGGGACGGCCGCGGACTTACTGGGTGATGTCGACGACTTCGCCCTCGACGGGGCCGTCGGTCGGCGTCAGTTCGCCGGTGATGTAGGGGCCGGGTGCGTCGAGGGCTTCGGGCTGGGCGTCGGTGCGGACGGTGCCGTCCTGGGCGTCGGCCTGTGCCAGCTCGACGGAGATGGGCAGGAGCTTGAACAGCTCGCGCACGCAGGTCTTCTTCGCCATCGCCTCGTAGTGGTCCTTCCAGGGACCGCCGTTGGGGAAGGCGGAGTGCTTGCGGTGCTTTTCGATGTCCTCCGGGGACAGGACGACGAACGCCGAGCCGCCGCTGGTGGTTGTCGCGACCGCGTAGTAGGCGATGGGCCGGCCGCGTCCGCTGAGCGCGGGACGGTGAGTGAGGCGCTGGTCGAGCCCGTACTCGTACTCGAAGTGGTCGTTCTCGTACACGACCTGCGCGGACAGGCTCTTGGCCATGGGGCTCTGCCAGAACAGCTTGGCCATACCGCGGTAGCCGAGGACGAAGGTGACCTCGCCCTTGAAGGGCACGAGGTAGGCCTCGCCGGTGGGGCCGCCGGGCTCGACGCCGAGCTGGGAGCAGGTCATGAGCGCACCGAGGAACGACTCAGGACTGCATTCGCCGAGCTTGGGGGTGCGCCGCAGGGTGGTGAGCGCGATGCGGGCGATGCGGTCGGCGTCCATGTGCTTGGGCAGGGCGCGGGCGATCTCGGGCCGCATCCGGTCGATCTGTTGCTGCAGGCTCGGCGCCTGGCCGTTGCCGTTCTGCTGGACGGCTCCGACGTTCTCGGCGCGGCGGGCGACGGCGTTGCGGGCGGAAGTGGTCACAGGTTCTCCATCACGATGTTGAGGACTCGGGTGGGCTCGCCCCGGTACGGCTCCGGGTCGAGGCCGGGGTCGAGGGCGAGGGCGGCGGTCTTCCAGCTGATGTGGCCTTTGCGGGGCCGCCAGGTGTAGGCGAGGTCGCCGCGGATGTGGACGTCGGTGGCGTCGCCGGCGATGGCCTTGAGGTGGTTGTCGGCGTCCTGCAGGGCGAGGGCAGCGGCGTCGAGCTGGTCCTTGGCGCTGGCGCGGATCTTCAGCCACTTCTCGACTTCGGCGGCATCGGCGACGGTGATCGTCTCGGTGGGGCGGGCGTGCAGCCGGTCCAGCAGGTCACCGGTGACGGCCGAGCCGTCGATGGGCGGGCGGACGCCGTCTTCGACCCAGGACCAGAACTCGCCGGCGATGCGCACCAGGTCGTCGATGAGGGCCTGGTCGCGGTCGACGCGGTGGACGAGGGTGCGCTGCCCGCCGATCAGGACGGCGGTGTAGCCGAAGGACCAGCCGGTAACGAACAGCTGCCACTGCAGCTGGACTTGCACGTCGACCGGCGGCTCGTCGAGCCAGTCGTTCAGCGCATAGGACGACCGGCTCTTGATCTCCAGGGCGCCGTACTCGCCGTCTTCGTCGGCGACCCGGTCGAGGTTGACCAGCGCCCACGGCAGGTCGGGGTGGCGCAGGGTGCCGGGGTGGTCGTGGACGGGCAGGCCGGTCAGGGCGATGAAGCGGGTGGCGACGACCGGCTCCAGGGCATGCCCCATGAGTGCGGCCTCCGTCAGCACCGGGTCGTCGCGCGGCGGTACGTCCTGGCCGGTCTTGCGCAGCCAGATCTCCAGTGGGCTGGTGTAGGGGTTGAGGCCGCAGATCGCGGCGATGTCGCTGCCGCCGAGCCCGGTCTTGCGGACGGCGTGCCAGTCGTCGGCGGGCGCGTCGGGCGGCAGGACGACGGTCGCGTCGGACGGGAACGTGAGAGGCCGCGTGGTGCTCATGTGACCTGCTTTCGGGTGTGGTCCGCCCGGCCGCCCGCGGGGAAGGGCGGGCGGCCTGGGGCGGGGTGGGGTGGTGTCAGGCGGCGTCGGTCGGCCGGTGCGCGGCGGTCTTCGCCCGCTTCTCGGCCTGCTGCTTGAGGTGGTTCTCGTAGTCGTCGCGCCACTGCCACGGGTCGAATCCGGCAGCCAGCGCTTCGTCCCACGCCCACTCGCCGATCTCGCCGGACTCCAGCTGCTGCGTGACGTCGTCGAGCGTCTTGACCAGCAGATCCGGGGCCGCCTTCTCCATCGCCTTCAGCAGCCGGTACGCCATCCAGGACTGCGTGCCTGCGAGGGCGAAGGCGTTGAACGCCGCGGTGTCCGCGGTGGCGCCGCTGAACAGGTCGCTGGTGGACCGCAGTACCTGCTTGAGGAGGTCTTCCGTGTGGCTCTCGACGAGACGGCCCTTCTCCTCCAGGGCAGCGGCCTCCCAGTGGTGCAGGGTCTCGTCCTGTGTCCTCTCGGGTCCGGTCTCGCCGAGGGAGGTCTTCCACTGCTCCCGGCGGTCGGCCTGGGAGCCGTCGCTGTGCAGCTTGGCCGGCATCTGCAGGCCGATGAAGTTGTGGCCGGAGACGACGAGGGGCTTGTCGGCGGCCGGCTGCCAGGCGGTGATCTGGCCGTCGGCCGCCTTCCAGCGGGCGAGGAGCGGGGACTCGAAGCAGCTCCAGGGGGATTCGGTCCCAGAGTTGTGCAGGGCGGTGCGGATGATGTCGCGCCACTCGGGGAAGTAGCCGGAGCCGGCGCGCAGCACAAGCTTGCCGCGGCTGCTGGTGATGGTCAGGCTGTCCGCGTCGGCGCCCGGGGCCAGGTGCACGTCGTGACCGCCGGGGTGGGCGCCGGCCCACGCGAGGAGTGCGGCCACGTCGTCGGTCCACTCCTGTGCGCTGACGGTCAGGGCCCAGGCCGGGGCGTTGCTGTTGCTGCGGGCGCGTTCGCGGGCGGCGGCCAGGGTGTAGCGGTCGGTGGCTACCGCGTGCAGGTGGTGGCCGTCGTAGTCGAGGTGGATGCCTTCGATGTTGGCGTATCCGTCGTGGCCGACGTGCGGTTGCACGCGGCGCAGGAGTTCGGTGAGCTGGTAGGCGGTGATCGTGGTCGCGGATGTCACGATGCTTCTCCTGGGATGCTCTGGGGATGAGGTCCCCGCCCGAATGCCGCGGGCGGGGGTTGGTCGCCGGGCGGGCCGGGCTGGTCACGGCCCGCCCGGCGGTTCAGGCGGCGCCGGGCTCGTAGGCGGCGAGGCGCTGGTGGGCGGCGCGCAGGTCTTCGAGGGCGCCGGAGTAGTCGATGGCCGCCCGGTCGAAGTCGGCCTCCAACTCGGCGTTCTTGGCCCGCAGCCGGTCGTTCTCGGCGGTGAGTCGCACGACCGTGCACGTCAAGTCGTCGTACTCGGCGGTCATTTTCACCAGGGTGTGCGCCAGCTCCTCGCACACGGCGCGCAGCTGCCCCGCCGTCTTGCCGCGGTGCCGGGCCCGGGAGCGGACGGCGGCGATCAGGGGCCTCATGCCATTACCTCCAACACGGCGGCCATCCGGCGCAGCAAGAGGGCAGAGTCACAGCGGCAGACCACGCCGACCTCCGGAGAATCACCGTGGTCCGGGCATGCAGCCTCGAAGCGCTCGGCAGCTTCACGCAGGGCCCTGGCGTCGCCGCAGCGGAGCCGGTCCCGCAGCTGCGTCACCTCGTTTTCCAGCTCGACGGCGATACGCCGGGCCTGCTCCAGGCCGCCGTCCGGGAAGACGGCGTCGAGCTTCTTGCGGATCTCGGTGGCGTCCCGGGCGGTCAGCTCCGCAGTGACCAGGTTCGTGCTGGAGCCGTTGTACTTCGGGCCGTGCAGCCGGTACCCCCAGCCGCGGTCCTTCTCGTCGAGCTGCAGGATGTTCAGCTGCAGGCCACGCGTCCACCCGTCGCGGTCGACGTGGATCTCGATACGGTCAGCCACGGTTCCCCCCTGAGTGTGTAGTGGCGTCGGTTGTCGGGTCCGTGCCGACGTACTTCTCCAGCTCGGCCGTCAGCCGGTCGACCTCGGCGCGCAGCGCCTGCTGCTCCTTGTCCGCGACGGCCACCGCGGCGTCGGCCAGCACGTCCTCAAGGTCGGGGCCGACGGGCTGCTGCTCCTGGTACGCCCGCCACGCGTCGATGAGGGCCGCGTGATACTCCCTGAGCCGCTTGTGGTCCTGCGTGAGGAGGTCGTCTGGGAGGAAGTCGTCAGCCACGGCGTGCCTCCAGCCCGTTCACCCGCTGCTGGACGCGGCCGAGGTTCGCGGCGAACGTCTCCTCGGGGTTGTTGACGACCGAGGCGAGCGCCGTCGCGGCCGTGATGATCGCGTCGCACAGTTCGTCGGCGACGTCCTCGACACTGTGCGTCACGCCCTTGCGCGGGTTCTGGCCGGTCATCCCGATGTAGGCCTGGGCGACCTCACCCGCCTCCTCGGTGATCTTCAGGATGCGGAGGGCGACCTCGTGCTCGCTGCGGCCGTTCGACTCGTCCAGCCAGGCCACAAAGCTGTGGATTGCCGGCCACATGCCCTCATCACCTTCGACCGCAGGGGCGGGCTGGCAATTCGGGCAGAGCCCGCTGATGCGCCATTCGTCCTCGTACAGAAGGGCCTCGGCCGGCCAGTCGCCCAAGGGTCGGCCGCAGCCGATCGGCGGCTTGAGGCAGCGGTTCTCGCGCACCGCGTCTGCGGGCAGGTCGCCACCGGAGAGGGCGGCCAGGGCTTCGGAAATGGTCGTCATGGCTCAGTCCTCGTCGCAGTAGTCGTGGGTGTGCGTGCGGCCGGTCTTGTGCGGCTTCTTCGCCTTCGGCTTGGCCGCCTTGCCGCGGGAGCCGCTGCGGGAGCCAGGGCCGGGCTTCAGCGGCGCGGACACCGCTACCGGGGCCATGGACCGGTCGTCGCAGTCCTCATCCCGGTCGGTGCACGCCGTCAGCGCGGACGCGGCCAGCAGCAGCGCGACGGTCGTGGCGGTGGTGCGGCGCAGGGTCATGCCGCCACCGCCTTCGCGGCGTCCCACAGGTCGATGCCGCGGCGGATCGCGTGGCAGCAGTGCAGGAAGCCGGGCGTGTAGTCCTTCAACTGCCACTCGTGCCAGTCGGCGAAGTAGTACGGGTACTCGGTCTCGTCGCCCTCCGCCCGGTACGAGAATTCGTGCAGGGCACGGTAGGCCGCGGACTCGTACTCGACGTTGTAGTCGGCCATGTCACTGAAGAAGTGGTCCTCGACCGCCTCGCGAAGTCGCCGGTTGGCCTTCATCCACTGCGGCCGGACCTGCCGGGACAGCTCGCGGCGGATCTCCGGCATGGTCGCCACTTCCCTCAGCGTGTAGCCGAACCGCTGGGCCTGCTCCGCGATGCGGTCGTCGAGGTCGTCGCGCATCCACTGCGCGAGCGCCGACGCGACCTGGCCCTTCAGCAGGTCCGGGCCGTATCCCTCAACCTCGTCGCGGCCAGCGCGGACCTTCTCCGACCAGTAGCCGGGGTTGATCTCGCCGGGGAACGCGGTGCGCCGGTACAGGTCGAACATGTCCGGGGTGGCGTCGATGTCGAAGTGGAAGACCCAGCCCGCCTTGACGACGAGGTTGTACGGCCAGGTGATCAGCTCGAAGGGACCGATGCGGCCCTGCTCGGGGGCGGCGAACCGCAGATGCCGGTACAGGCCGTCGTCGTGCAGGACGGTCATCTCGTGCCGGGCCGTATCGCGGGCGAACCGCTCGGCGATGTCGGGATACTCGGTCACTGGGTCCCCCTCGGGTGTCGCGGCCCGTACTCCAGCCGCCATGCGGTGTGGTCGGTCTGCTGCTGCTCGACGGTCCGGCGGGCCGCGTCACGCTGATGCGTCAGGTCGTCGACCTGCTGCTGCAGCCGGGCAATCTGCACGGCACAGGCCAGAGCCAGCAGCAAGCACAGGGCGTAGGCGTCGGCGGCGGTCACGCGGCCCTCACCGCCTCCGCCACGGCCGGCGCCCACAGCTCGACGACCGCCTCCGGCACGGGCACCGGCACCTCGACGCTCGGCTCCGGCCAGGTGAAGACCACCGAGAGCCGCTTCGGGTCGGACACGTCGAGCTGGCGGGAGAGCTGGTGCTGGCCGATGCGCTTCAGTACGGCCATCACGATCGCCGGGCGCTGGACGGCCAGCTCGCCGGAGAGCAGGAGCAGGCCCTGGGCGGTGCGGTCAGTGCGCCAGCGGCGGATCAGCGGGAACTGGTCGTCCGCCGAGGCGAGGTCGCGGATGATGCGGACGGTCAGGGTGTCGACGGTCGTCACGACGCCTCCTTCGGGTGCGGGATGCCGGGCAGCGGCACGGCCGTGTCGGGGTCGGCGTCCAGGTAATGGCGCTGCTCGGCGAGGCGGCCGTCGGCGACGTCGTGGGCCTGCTGGATACGGTCGAACTCAAGGGCCATCAGGCGCTTGATGTCCGTCTGCACGTCGGCCAGCGGCACGTCCAGGGCCTCGATCGCGGGGCGCGGAGTCGTCTTCACCGCTCACCCCCGGTGCGGGCGAGGGCGGTGCTGGCGTCGCGCTGCGCCTGCTCCAGCAGGACGGTCAGGGCGCCGACCCGGAAGCGCAGCCGGTCGACCTCGGCGAGCAGCGCGTGTACATCTTCAGGTGCGTGCCTGATCGCGTTGAGCAGTGCGCCCGGGCGCGAAGAGCAGGTCACCGTGACGAGCGGCTGTTCGCCCTGCGGAACGAGCCCCCAACGCTCTTCGATCTCAGCGCGGCGGGAAGGGGACAGCTCAGGCATCGTCGTCACCGCCCTCGACGGCATCGGCCATGCGGCGCAGCTCGGCGACAGCTTCCATGCGGCCCCGCTCGCGCTCGGTGCGCGGCCCGGCTTCGATCGGAGGCACCGGACTGGCGACCACCTCGGCCGCCTCGCGCAGCACCTCGGCGCGGCGGGCGGCGTCGTACTTCGCGAGCAGCTCCTCCGGCGTCGCGTCACCGACCACCGCATCCCCCGCCGCACGCAGGTCGGCCAGGATGTCGTCGCGGGCGCTCATGCCGCACCTCGCACAACCAGCGGCTGCCGCGACGGGACCGTGGCGAGGACCTTGTTGGCGCGGGCGATACGGGCTTCGAGGAGCTGCCGTGCCTCGGCGTACTGCGGACCGTAGGACCGCCCGTACAGGCGCCGCGCCTCCTGCTGCTCCGTCACAGCCTCGATCACGCGCTCCGGCAGATGCCGGGCCTTGAACCAGTCGACCGCCGCCGGTACCGGGACGGGAGTGCCAGATGGGAAGATGGAGGTCACGTGCCTCCCCTTTCTTGATCCGTTCTCGGGGTGGTGCGAAGGCCCCGGCTGCCGGTGTGTGAGAGCCCGGCGGTTGGGGCCGCATGCCGCTAGGCGGCGGTGGGGGTGCGGCGGCGGGTGGTCCGACGACGGACTTGGCCGCCCGCGTGGCAGGCTTCGTAGAGCCCGGCCCGGTCAGCCCTGCTGGTGACGATCCGACGGCCCATGCGGCTGTACAGCCCGGTCTTCTTGACCAGCTGGCGGGCCAGGGTGACGCCGATGTGCAGCACGTAGGCGGTCTCCTGGATCGTCATGTATTCGGCGTCAGGGTTCGCTGGCGGGATGGGCCGTGCGTACTTCTCGAACTTCTCGCTGGCCACGTTTGCCTCTCTAGTCGGGTTCCTCGTGCGGAGGGCGGGCGAGGAGCCGCTGGTCATCAGGGGTAAGGCCCAGTGCCGTTCGGAGTGCGGCGTATCGCCCCGGCCGCATGTTGGCCCTGTAGCCGTTTTCGAGATGGTTGAGGTAGCGCCTGCTGATGCCGGCGCGCTTGGCCGTCTCGAACGTGCTCAAACCTGCGGACATGCGGATCGTGCGTATTGCCGCCCCGTTCACCTGAAAGGTGGGAGGGGGTCTGTGCATACCTAGAAGCTAGCGCGAGTTAGCGTGATGCGCTAGATAGCTACCAAGATTGTTAGCGCGACTTGGCGCACTCGGCGGGTGTGTGTCGGCTATTCATGCGCCAATTCCGGCCCACCTAGTCCCCGGTCCTACCTGGTCCTAGTTGGTCCTGCGATGATGGCCGCATGGCCTCCCCCACAGACCTGGAGCGGCTGGCGCGCTACGTGGAGCACCGCCGCCTTGACCTGCGCCTCTCACGGGCCGCCGCTTCGGCCGCCGCCGGCATGTCCAAGGACACCTGGATGCGGGTCGAACGCGGACGCCCCGTGCGTGAGATGAACTACGCAAAGATCGACAAGACTCTGGAATGGGCACCCGGTAGTTGCCTGTCCGTGGCAGCCGGCCAGGAGCCCGTTCTCCTCACAGGCGAACTGGCCCCCGGCCACTACGGCGCGAAGGTCGCCGAGTCGACGGACGCCAGCACCGACAAGACTGCCGTGGTACGGCGCGTAGTGGAATCGGCCCACATCGCCATGACCGACCACCTGACCGCGCAGCAGATCCGCGACCTGAGCGCCCGCATCGCAGCCGACCTGAAAGACGAGGGCGTCATCTAGAGATCAACCCTCGGCAGTACAACCATCTCGCAACATGGCACAGACGGGATCACTTTGGTCCCAGCTGGTCCCACAAGACGTTGAATGTGGCACAGTCGAAGGCACACACCTTGGGGGGTTCCCCGAACCCGAGAAGGGGGAGCCATGGTGCGCGGAGAGCTGTACATAGCCGACTATGGGCCGCAGTTCACCGGATGGATCAAGAAGCAGACTGAGAGGATGGTCTGTGTAGCAACGCCCCGGGTCCAGACCGATGCAACGGCTCGCGCAGCGATCCGCGAACTGGTCCGGGTGGAAGCGGGAGTGGACTGCGCCGAGTGCGGCGGGTGCCTGATCGCAGAAGCGATCGCAGAGGCCAGCTGACGCAGTCTGAGAGGCCGGCGGGACAGCCGCCGGCCTCCGCGGTTTCACGGGGAGGACGCGCATGCCCTGGATCGAGTGGCGAGGCCGCAGTTGCCGCGTGCGATGGGACACCGGCCGGGTGGATCCAGAGACCGGCAAGCCGATCTACGAGTCGAAGTCCAGCATGTACTGGACTGAGGAAGAGGCGTACAACTACGGCCTCGACCGCGAGAGCGATATCCGCAACGACCGTTACATCAGCCGCCGCGACGGCTCCGTGCTGATGAGGGACTACTGCCGCACATGGCCTGACACCCTCGACGTGGGTCACCTGCGGGACAAGGCCATCCGGTCCATGATCCGGCTGTACATCGTCCCCCGCTGGGGCGAGACGGCCGTCGGGGACATCAAGCCGTCGGCGTACCGAGCCTGGAAGAAGCAGCTCAAGGCCCTGCCTAACGTGGGTGAGAAGTACGGCGAGGAGATCCTGACGGTCTTCTCGATGTTGATGGACGACGCCGTGGACGATGAGCTGCGGCAATCCTCGCCCGTACCGAAGGGCAAGAAGCAGCTCCGCGGCAAGTACAGGAAGAAGCCGCGTGAGAAGAAGCGCGAGATGCGCATCGAGGATGTCAACCAGCTGGCCCTCAATGCGCTCGCCTACTGGGGCCTGCCTGGGTACGTCTTCGAGTGGACGAAAGCTTTCACTGGGATGCGCCCTGCGGAACTGTATGCACTGCGCAGGGAGTTCACCCACCCGCACTGGCCGGCTACGGACCCGGACCCGGAACGCCGCGCGGACGCCTTGAGTCGGTACGCCGGGGGCGATCCGATGCCGGCGCTGCGCGTGCAGTGGCAGCATCAGCGCGAAGGCGGCCGGGGCGAACCAACGCTGTTTCCGCCCAAGTACGAGAGCTACCGGGACTTGGTCATTCCGCCGTTCCTCGCCGAGTTGCTGGAGTTGTTGCTCGCCAGTCACGACAGCGAGTGGACGTTCCTGTCGATCGACGGTGGCTTGCTCGCCAACAGCAACTTCACGTATCACTACTGGCGCCCGATCGCCGACGGACGGCCCGCGTCGGGAGTCTACGAACGGGTCCGGCTGGGACAGCGGCAGACCGTCGTGTCCCGACGCCCGCTCCCAGAGCTGCCAGCGACGGCCTACGCCGGCAAGCGCATGTACCTAAGTCGGCACGGGCACAAGGAGTGGCTGGACGAGGACGGGCACAGCCGGATCGCCGTGGAGACCCGGATGGGCCATGAGGTTGCCGGCGTCGAGGGCTTGTATGCGAACGTGACAGTGCAGATGGAACGGGACATCATGAACTCGTTGCAGCAGCGGTGGCTGCGCTTCGTGCGCTCCATGGGGTCCGACATCACCGCCACTTCTCCCATCTCCCTCCCATCTGATCTTCAGGACTGGATGAACTTGCAGGTCAAGGCGGCGGAGAGCCTCGAATGATGAACTGGTTCATGAAGTTCATCACCACCAAGAGCTTCATGCCCTTCGTCATCTACCGCATCCTCCTCGGCATCGCCCTCTTCGCCCTGGTCAGCGCAGGCGTCCTGAGCCCGCACGCGGGGGAATCGTGA